GGCAACCTTGCACCCGCGCAGACGGCAAGTAGCGATGCCAGTCTAATGACTCGGGGAATAGTCTATCAATCACAGGCAGACTTCAATTCGGGTGATCCGGTTGGCTCACAATCCGCGATAACAACTGGCACTGGGGCTTCCCAAGGGGCATTTCTCACTTTTGGACACACCGTTCAAGTTACAACCAATACAAATTCAGCCGCAGGAGTTTACTTTGGTGATGCCATATGGAATCAAGCCTCCTTTAGCGGTGGGCCTATGCCAGCCAATAAAGCCATAGATTTAACCATGAAGGGGGTAATGCTCCGTGTTGAATCAAACACAAATTTTGTAAGTCGCGTTGCTTTTGGTGTTGGGGCCGCTACCAGAACACCCCCAGCCGCCGGAAATCCTGCCGCGACAAACCAGAGTTGGGGCGTCAACTTTTTTTACGATGGGACAAATCAGGTCTATCAACCTTTTTGGTATACAACAAACTACAACACTGGTCCAACTGGCCTTGTACCCGAATTAGCAACGGGCAGTTGGTTTTCTCTTGTTTATACAATGCGGTTTACGCAAACAACCAATGGCCAAATTTCTTTTTATCTTAACAATGGTCGCGCTAGTCGATTGTCCTCTACGCCAACGTGGACAACTAATGTGACTTGGCCTTCGGCTAACTATGGTGGGCGTTTTATCGGCATGGAGTGTGCAACGGCAACAAATGCCGCTCCAACGACAGGTGCGCGTATGCACTACCGAAATGCATATATTAAATACGATCCATGAAATTATTACTCTCCAACAACCAGTTGACTCGCTACGCCAACTCCGGTCCATACGCAACTACTACCGCCATCCCGCTAGAGGGCGAGCTTGGTGCAACTTCTGCCGCCCTAATGGGCTGGCTACAATCCCAACTAGCCGAAGGGGAGATCGTGGGCCAAGCGTTCTTGGAGCCAGACGGAACGCACTCTGATGTCGACGAAGAGGGCAATGCGACCAATACTCGCGCCAAACTTTCCGCCGCAGTCACCGCTCAAGCCCCGCAGGGATCACGCTCTGTGGTTTTCAGTAGCGAGAGCTTACCCGTCGAACTCCGTGACGGACTACTGGCCGCTTGGACACAAATAGAAAGCATTTAATACCATGGTAGTTTCGCAGCAAAAATGGGAACTGGATACGCAAGCGTACCTGAATGTCTGTAACATAACCGCCGAACTACCCCGTCAGCAGATCAGGGATTTCTCCAAAAGGGTCAACGATCTAGGGCTATGGAACTCAATGGTGTGTTGGCCCCTGCGGAGTAGTCAGAATGCCGCGACAGGCGACATCATGTTTTCGTTGGGAGGGCTTGGGACGTTCAATGGGACGATGGTTAATACGCCAGTGCGCGGGACGGATGGGATGGAGTTCACAAACTCTGGCAGCACTCACATTACGATTACTGTGCCTGCAACGCTGCCCACAACATGGATGACCGCAGTGAATTTCGCCTCGCAAGTGTTTCGCAGCGTTTTTAGTCACGACGGCGGATCAAGTTATGTTCCTTCTGTCGGCATTGCGCCAGAAAGCAGCGGTAACACTTGGTATTTTCAGACGGTCAACAGCGCGGCCACGGTAACAAGCGGAACGCGCTCCGCAACTTTGGGCGCGATGCGCTGGGCAAGTTTTTCCGTAAGGCAAAACCCAGAGACATCCCTGCTTCGGGTTGATGACTCTACAACAACCATGACCGCATCTGCCTCCATGCCTTCGTTGTCGCGGCTTTATCTGGGTCGCCGCTCTGATGGATTATACGCCAACATGACCATGCCGTTCTTTGCCGTGGTCAACAGCTATCAAGACAGCGCGGCCATCCGCGAAATCTACCGCACCACCCTCGGGCAAGGACTCAGTCTCCCATGAGCCTATTCTCCAGTAGAAAATGGCAATTGGATACGCAGGCTTACCTAAACACCTGCAATATTTCGGCAGCATTGCCCCGCCAACAAATTAGAGACTTTGCCAAGGGAGTTAATGACCTTGGACTCTGGGATTCCATGGTCTGTTGGCCCCTGAGAAGCAGCCAGAACTACGGGTCGGGAACCACGGCGTTCTCGTTGGGCGGATTGGGGAGGTTTGATGGGACGTTGGTAAATGATCCTGTATGGGGTTCCGATGGTATAACCTTTGCTACAAGTTCAAGCGTTGGACGCAACAGAAACATTACCGTGCCGTGGTCTACGTCAGGTGGATATGATCTGCGATCCAACAGCACAGTTTTTTCTGTTTCAAATATGAATACTGCTGCCGCAGCGGAGCAGTTTCTGCTGGGCAGTCGCGCTGCCTTAAACGATGGATTTGGATCTGTTAGGCTAAACAATACAACAATCGTGACGGGTCCGTTGCGAGTTGGGCAAGTGGCTTATGCTTCATTTACTGGCCCATCGCTGTCGGCGGACTACAGGGCATGGACAACTCAAAGGGAAAACAACGAAGCCGCAAACAGCAATGTCCAAGGAAACAAGTTGTGGCAAGACGCAACACAAATCGCCAACGGTTCCAACGCCGCACAAACTGGTTTTGGGGCGATTACTCAACCTTCAGAAGTGCTTATTATCGGCAGTGGGCGCGGAAACGCTAGTGTTGCAGTTGTCGGAAGCATCGCCTTTACGGCAATTTTTAGCAATTGGACTGTTAATGTTTCCGATATCCGAACAATTTACAAAGAAACCATCGGCCAAGGTCTCGGACTCCTATGAGCCTAGCCATATCGCCATGCATCCCAATCTGTTAAATTAATTTTTATTGATTAAAACGCCATATATAACTAAATTAAAACCACAATGAACGAAGATATCGAAAGACTCGTAAGACTAGAAACAAAACTGGATGTTGTTTTGGATAACCAATCTGTTTTTCGTTCATTATTCGAGAAACATGACGATAGGATCAAAAATTTAGAAAACTATCGGTCGCATCTCGTAGGAATTTCGGCAGCGGTGGGGGCCACCGTTACCGCTTTGCTAACCGCCATAATTGCGGCATTAAAAAATACCATCCATACTTAATTATGAAAACAATACTAGCCAAACTCGTTGGAATCAGCACCTCGTTGTTGAATTTCTACCTCCCCATCCTTAAACAGCTGTTCATCACAGGGATGGCAGCCCTCCTCCCCATTGCTCTGGACATCGTCCGCTCTCTTGCGGATACGGATAAAACTGGGTCCCAGAAACGAGAAGCTGCTGTGCGTAAGCTAACCTCTGCCGCCTCGGAACTGGGCATCGCCGCCACCGAAAGTTTGGTTCGCCTGACCATTGAATCGGCTGTCCAAAGCCTTAAGTTGAAGGAACAATGAAAAACTTCGTATTAAAATTCCTTGTTTCAAGGGCCGGAGGCATTCTGACTCCTATTATTGCTACCGTAATCGGCGCAATTGTCGCAAAACTAGCCGCTTACGACAGCCAATTGGCTGGGCAAGTGGATCAAATTGCAGTTACCGGATTTGTGGTAGCGGGAATTTTAACCGTTATCAATTATCTGACCAACGCAGTTCAAACAGACGGGGTCAAGAAAATTCAAGCTTTGGTAAACATGCCCCAAGACGGGGTGCCCGGACCAGTTACTTATACGGAAGTTCGCAGGGCAATGCCTCCTACCAGTGAATGAAAGGCAAAGAATAGATGCCGTACTTGAATCCATTTCGCGTTTTTCTACTGTCCACATTGATAAACGTTTTTGGTGGATTCGCTTGTTGGCATCTATTAAGTTGGACATTAAGTTTAACAAGACTTTAAAAAATCCAATTAAACTAGTAATGTTGAAAGGAAAGGTGGATTTTTAACATGCCAAAGTTTGACCCGTACAAAGAAGATGACTATCCTCGCGAAGTAAAGATTAAGAGAAAAAAACCTCGAAAAGAGAAACCCCAAGATAATGAAAAGCCTAGCCGTAGACCTCGATAGCGGAACAGTGAGTCGCTGGATCAATGATCCGCGACCCTTCCCCGCTTGGGTCGATAAATACGGCGACCAGTACAGTCTGAAAATAGCTGTCTATCGCAGCGGTGGTGGACGGGTAGCCCCCACCTCCCTAAAATTTTTGGTTAAAAAACCCAGACGCCGCGACACCGAAGCCCTGTGGAGCTTGACTGGTTTTTCTAGGGCCGCAGACTTTAATACTCCCGGAATATCTTATTATTCTGCGCAAGTTTCCGTTACCGGAATTGTGTACCGACAGGCCCTTAATCTCGACGCTAGCGTGGGCAACGATGCTCCGTCAGCATCATTTTTAGGTGTGGTTCAAGCTACCACCGCGTCTTACATAACAGAGGTCGAATTTGACTATACCTTGGTCAACAGTGGCTACAGGCTAACGGACGCCAACCTCTCCGGAATCTATGTGGGTATCTCCGATACAAACGGACTCCTTATCCGGAATATTGATAATGATGAGTGGAGAGAACTCGTCGTAACTGAAGACAACGACAACCCCACCTTTTATTTGGGAGATCCAGTCCTAGGCCCAGTGTCCGAGATTTCTTCGCTTTCTGATGATTTTGTACGTGTCACCAACGGAATTCTACAGATTAAAAACGACGATACCGGGGCGTGGATTAACGTCCTCCTTCGTGGTACTGACGGCACCACTATATCTCTTGGAGAGACACCGCCCGTGGGCTTCTCACTTTCTACGAATAGGTACAAGGTAGACCTTGCAACCGGAAGACTTTTACTCCGTAATATTGTAACTGGGAACTGGCACGAAGCGCGTGTGACAGGTTCCGTAACTAACGAACTCGCGCTGGGAGCCGAGACACCAGATGCTTAAAAAAATCCTACCCCTAGCCCTGTGGTTAACCGCCACAATTTCCGCGTTGGGTCAAAATGCGGTGATGGTAAATAGATCAAATTCCATCATCACCTACCCACTTAATTTTTGGACTGCCAATGCTTTGGTAGGTCGTTCCGGATTAGGCTTTAATACTAACCTCAATACATTCTGGGCCGCGACCAACGCAGCCACAGCGCGTACGGCTATCGGGGCTCTGGCAACAAACGGAAACGGTTCCGCTTTGACTAACCTTACCGCATCCAACATTACGGGGACGCTGGCCATCTCTAACGGAGGAACGGGAGCCACTAACGCTGGAGGGGCACGGACAAATTTGGGTTTGGGAGTAACAAATGAAGTAACCTTCGGATCTGTGCGGAGCAGCGGGTTGTTTGTTTCAATTGGAACAAATGACTATTTCTATGCCGCAGATGACATGGTGGAAGTATTCGTCCCAATGCTTATTTATGGAACAGACGGAATTTCTTTCATTACAAACGAAGCTGCCGCCAAAACTCGCACCAACTTGAGTCTCGGTGCCTCGTGGTTAACCAACACCAGTGCCACTAGTTTCAGAACTGCTATCGGAGCCTTGGCTACCAATGGAGACGGCTCTGGATTGACCAACTTGCCTGCCGCTTCTTTTTCCGGAACTTTGGCAATCAGTAACGGCGGAAGCGGAGCTACCACAGCAGGTGGAGCGAGGACCAATTTTGGCCTCGGCTGGTCTGCGCTTACGAACCCACAGTCATCTCTCTATTCTGGGACTGCCACAACACTAATGGGCTATGCCCCAGAGATTGTTGCTGGAACGACAAACCCTTCGGGTTTCAATGTGTTGGCCTACACAAATACAAGTGGTCTTGTTATTCCGGCGAACCTTATGATTGGAGAAGATCTAGCTCCTGCTCCAAGAAACATGCGTCACGTTGAGATTCGTGGGACAGCAACTATTGGTCACCCCTATACGGATGATACAATAATCGGAGCCAATTATGTTTCTGTTACAGATCAAGTAAACTTCACCAACTCAATAGCAACGTGGAACAGCAATACAGTTACCATGGATATGCCCATTGCATTCTCCACCAACACGGCAGCCGCTACCACCCGTACCAACCTCGGTCTGGGAACCGCTGCAACAAATCCCGCATCGGCATTTCAGCCATCATCGGTAGTATTGAGTAATCTTGCCAATAATAACGGATCTTCTCTTACCAACCTATCCGCTTCTGGTGTAGTTGGAATCTTGGCCACCAATGGTAATGGAGCAGGATTAACCAACCTCACAGCAGCTAATATTACGGGAACAGTTGGTTTGGCATCTAATGTCACCGGAACAATCGCCATCAGTAACGGCGGAAGCGGAGCCACTACGGCTGGAGGAGCTAGAACAAACTTGGGCTTGGGAGCGACAAACAGTGTTTCATTTTCTAACATCTCGGCAACTGGTTATATCTCTATGGGCACTAGTGCCCCTCTCCTAAAATCGGAAACGGCTGGTGTTGTTGGTTTTTATGATAGCGTAGATGATGAATATGTTTTAAGCATTCCAAATGATAACGACGATGTCACAATTAACGCTCAGTGGAACAATGCTGGGGTGCGAAGCAATTTGGGCCTTGGAGCATCTAATACTGTTCGTTTTAAGGCCATTTGGTTACAAGATCCTGCTGTCGGCGGAATGAGTAATAGTATTACATATTGGATTGATGGGATTAATTTTAATACAGCAGGTGAGACGTATTTTCAAACTGAAGCCGGATATGGGGTTGTGTCCTACAAGCCAATTTATTTTTCGGCAGCATCTAATGCTGCAATTACCCGCACAAACCTCAGTCTCGGCTGGTCTGCGTTGACCAACACCAATCCAGCGGGATTTAACACCTCTCTCTATGGCAGCGGAACCAACCCCGTCTTATACAACACAAACGGACAGGTGGTAAGCCCGACCAACTTCTGGCAAGTGGCTCCGATTGTGACGAGGTTTGTTGAGTCCCAACCAGTAGCCAACCAAACTACCAACATCACCGCAGCCCGAAACCTTCACATTCATAGCTTGGCTATTTCCACCACAGGAGTCACCAATACCATCGGCCTCCCAACCAACAACTCATTCGATGGAGATATTGCATTGGTTGTCCACAAAGGGCCAACATCCAGCGTTACGGCGGTAAGGACAGTTGGAGCGGCAACCAACCTCGTCACACTGAACCGACCTGAAGAGGCGGTGGAGTTTGTGTATTACAACAACGTGTGGCAGTTTAATCACAACCGATCATTTGTTGAGCCCATCTTCTTCTCTGGCACCAATGCAGCGGGTCATGCGGCGGAAAGCAGAACCAATCTCGGCCTTGGGGGTGGGGTGACCACCAACATCGATATCAAGTTAAACAACAACAATGGAATGCGACTTTATTTTACCAATGGCATTCTCACCAATGCAGTAACCCCGATTCCTTAATGACCAAACCCAAGCAGTCCAAGCAAGAAACTAAGTCTCTGCTTCCCGGCTTAGACTATCCGGTAGCTTTGCTGGCGGTCAGGGGTTACTACAGCAAGACCTTTGCACCCGAAGGCAACAACATCGGAGTTTACGATGACGCCATATTCCTTGTGTCAGAATACGGACACTACCCATTCAACGCGAACACCGACCCCTCTACCCTAAAACCAAGGGTGGCGAGGCTGAAAGCGGGGGTGTGGCAATATCGACTCGGCATCCACAACATCAATAAAGCCAAACATCGGCAATATCCGGCCTTGGTACAAGCTGCTCCCGTAACCGTATCGAGAGTCGGTGCTGGAGACGATACTGGTTGGTTTGGCATCAATATCCATAAGGGATCAAATAACTCTACTTCTTCTGAGGGCTGCCAGACGATCCCCCCTTCGCAGTGGGGTAGCTTTTATGAACTGGTAAAGATGGAAATGAAACGTGCCGGAGTTAAAACCATCCCGTACGTTTTGGTTGATAAATCTCCAAATACATGGCACAAAAACGTCTAGTCGCGCCTGATACGCCTATAACTAGTTACCCTACCCCAGAGGTAGCGAACATCGTTATAACCCTTGACGTAGATTCCCGCCTACCGGGGTACAAGGTTCTTGAATACGGGACTTTGTACCCAGACCAAACGCGGTATCCCGGAGCCAAGCTAGTCGCACAGGCCCCTCTTGAAGACGATCGTTTCGTCCGCAGAGTTTTTGCTACAGATAGGGTAAACCAAGATACGTACAACTACGCCATTAGGTTCAGCGCAGGCGAACCCGACTACCCCATTTATGTCCGTACCTATGTTGAACTCCGGGACACTTACGCACCGCTCCCCGATAACAGTCCGGACCCAGTAATTCCGGGTGCTTTTTTGGTCGATGAAGAGGCATCCCCCGCTGAAGGGGAACTCAACAACCTGTATCTTACGGTAACCCGTATTTATGAAACTCTCCCCGGACCTTTGGTCCTTTCTTCTCGGTACGATGACGATTTGGGCCTTGTTCAAATACGCAGGCGCAGCGTTGTTAACAGTGGGCAGTTAGCTTCTCTTACAGAGAATACCCGGACTACTTACGAGGCACGAGAGGGTGCTGCTGGAGTTTACACGGAGATTGAAGAATCTTGGTCCACGGAACTAGATGGAGAAGGTAATTCACAGTTCCCGGTCAAGGATCGGGATATTTATGACCCGTCTCGCGGAGCCATTCAAGAACGCCGCCAGCTTGTTTCTACTACGGGAAGCGAAGCCGCCTCGCTTGTTAACAACAATGGCGTTATCACACAGATTTCTTACGAAGCCTACAACGAATTTCTCTCTTTTAAGATTGTTCAGACTTACAACGTCAATGGGCCTCAACTTACAGGTTTTGTTACTACTAATGAAGGGCAGTTGGCCACTGTAACGACTCAGCGTAAAGGTTCTGACAACTACGTAGCCCCACAACCCACCGCAACCAAAACGGTTGAGGTCGACCGCGAGGATGCAGAGTCTGTTGTTGAAAGAGTTATCGACATACCCGGAGTGTTTGCGGGAGAAATTTATCGTAAGACCAAAGAAGATCTGACTCCGACAAAGTTTAAAGCCCGTGTGTTGGAATCTACTACAGAGCAAAATACTGCGGGAACTGCGGCGTCTAATTTTACGTTAAATACCAACGAGTTTGTAAAAACCGAGCAGCAAGTAACCAAATTTGTTAAACGTACTTCAACAACTTCCCGAACAACGCCGACTACCTCATCTTTCGTAGAACAAGTTTTGACTAATCAGGGGCAGCTTGGAACCCGGACTATTACGCTTTCTTCCGGAGCACAAGTGATTACCCCCCTGTCGGCTGTGATTGTAGACTCCGACGTAGAAGAACTAGGAGATGGGCGTACGGTTAAAACAGTAGTAACCGTACCCGTAGTTTTTGATTCAATGACTCAGTCTGTGCAAAGACCGGATGTCATCCCGGAAAAATTTAGGTCTAATGTAGGGGTTCTCAGGACAGAGAAAATTGTACCCCAAACTGAGGTAACCACTCCGACACTTGAGTTAGACGAATATTTAAAAACTGAACAAAGACTCACAGAGTTCACGGTTCAGAGGACTACAGTATCTAGATCCCCCACACTTAATCAACTTGATGGCAAGAGATTAGAAGAAAACTTTGGGATACAACTCCCTTACACGGAATACATTTCAGCTTCGATCCCTCCCGGCGAAACAATAGAAGGCGAAGGTTTGGGGTCCGGAGTAAATTTGGTTCGGTCTTACAGTGTAGGTGGGCTAAATCAAACCCTTGGCGGTTTTAACGTAAAAATACCAACGTCGATAGACTTAGATCTACCACCCGTCTTAAAAAACGTAGTAGTAAAGTGGAAAAAAGAAAAAAGTACTTCCGTTGATGAAAGGGATGTTTCGGGTCTGCAGGGTAGTTTTATGAGCATAACTCAACAAGACAGCGGGAGCGTATCTTCCACAATTTCAATAGTTCCAACAGTGGACTTAGAATTAGAACAAAGTTGGGGTAGAAACCTCCCCGCCACCGTCCACTTGTTTTTTCTCAAGAAAGAAAACTTAACTGACGCACAGATACGTAGTAAAACAGGCGCAACAGCTAAGTGGCCCATACTAAAACCAAAAAGTTTTACGACAACTATCTACGGTAAGAGCGAACGTAAAAGTCTCCAAGCCGCAGTACAACGCAGCATACAACTTCATGAAATAGGGCAGGGTTACGGATATCAACCTTCTACTGGATCATCAGAAGAGTCTTCAGCATCTTTAATACCCGTTGCCGTAAATATCCCTTTGTGTATAACTCAACAAAAACTTATTAACGAATCCGAAAGTGATAATAATAGCGGCCTGAAGATTGTCTTAAAATACGTAGGGTTTAACGGAACAAGTCCGACTGGGGTTCCGTTTTCATTCAGCGATGTGAACATTGACCGTCCGCTAAACCATACCCTCAGTGTTTTGGCTAATTTTACGGTTCCGGCTACCGTTCCAGACAAATTGCCAAGCAGCGGTACTTATGTAATTAGTTCCAGCAGCGAGCCATATAAATTTGGATGGTATTTTGTCCGTGCCGTGACTTTCGATGCGTCTCAGTTGGCATAACTTATGACTTCGGAAGAACGCAGTGTGCTTAACGCAACTCGCAATTTGGAGCGAAAGCAACAAAGAGCAGAGGCTTCCAAAGCCTTGGAGTCCAAAAACGTAAATCTGCAAGAAGTTGCAAGGCAAGGCGGATCTTTGGGTAGGAAGATTGAAAGAGAAGTGAGGCGGTTTGAAGCGACAGGTAGGGTGAGTAATTGGCTAGCAGGAGAAACTGCAAAAGCGGAAGCTGCTCAAAATGCTGCTCAACAATCAGGTTTTAGTCCCCCCCGGTCACAACCTCCTTCAAATACCAATGTACCGCTAGCTCCTATACCACTATTGCCGAGTGACTACTTCTCCCCACGCCCTCTTGATTTAAAACCGGATATTACCCCTCCGACTCCAGAACAAAGGACTTGTATTGGCCTTAATTTATATACCAAAAGTGTCATCGTTTCGCCCAACACGCCACCGGTCACCCAAGTATGGATCGGTGCTGGCGTGGTCGGCGGTGTGCTTCCCACCGGATTTACTTATTCTGAAGGAAAATTTGTAGCCAGCGGCGGTAGCGGAGAGGTGTATGTAGAACTAACAATTGACCAAACTACGGGAGAACTGGAGTCTGTGCAGATAGATGAAGCGGCCTCCACTCCCTCAAATACAAGTACGAAATTTCGCTACTCGCTGGGATATTACGAATACCTCAACGGTACGCCTGAAGTTACTAATTATAGCTGCGGAAGCGTAGATTACACTATATGCCGGAACTGGTTTACCAGTACGCTCCCTTTTTATCAGGTCACTTTTTATAGAGCAGGAACAGCATAATGATTGCAAATGTAGAAGTCGGAGGAAACCTCCCTAATGCGTGGTTTCCGGAGGGCCAAGGCAATCCACGAGTAGGGTGTGGTTGTTGCAGATGGCCAAACCACATTCGCATTGTTTTGCAACACGCTTCTTTTAACAGGGAGTGCAACACCAATTGTTTTGTTCGCGAAGTGCCCATAGGTGTACGTCCACCGGAAGATGGAGGTTTTGCATTTTATGACCGCTTAATAGGACCTTGGCAAACTAATGTACAATCATCCGGATCGATAAACCTTTCGTTTTCAGCGGCAGCAGGAGATCCGGGATTTGCTGATGCTTACGAATCTAACTTCTCCCGCACAACTTCGGCTTTTTTTGCCTACAAAGACACGGTGGTTTCTGGTGAAGAGGGGTGCCCCTGTGAACAGAGCTATAGTGAAACCCAATCTTCTGGTTCTAAAAAAACTATCGAGAGATCTGGGTATGATTGCTGGGTGTCCGGTTATGGCGAACCACAACCCCCACTCACAGAATGGACGGACGAAGAACAGATGACTTGCAATCAAGCGTCTGGATCGGGGACTTCAGACGGTCTTGGGGGTGCGTTTAACCCCGGTGGAGGTGAGTTCGGGGGCGGTGGAGCTTCGGGCTCTTGGGGAGAGGGATCTACTGACCCCAACTTCAGCACACTGCCCGAAGAACTAAACAAGTACATCACGGGTGCGGCCCCCTACATGACCCCCGATCAGGTAAGAAATTTAGTAGACACGTTAAAGCTGTACGAACAAATCACAGGCAACCAGTTGGCACTAGTGTTCACCCCCAACAATCCAAACGGCACATACGATCCGTTTGCCTTGGCCGAGCAATACGGAGTCGGCAGAGGTGAAGGGACAGATAGTGGGATCATTATATTTGTTCATCCAGAGTCTCGCAACTGGCAGGTGGCGACAGGTTACGGCATGGAGGCCGACATAACAGACATAGTCTCAAATCAAATCATGTCAGCGGCTTTTGGTTCTGGTGCTTCCGGCAACCTTTTTGGCTCTGTTTCGCAAGCGGTGCAGGGCTTTACAGGAATTTCAACTCCTAACACACCCAATACGGGGGGTGTCGGGGATGGCACGACACAACAGGGTCAGAATTGCGACCTTGAATGTCCCCCAATATCAAACCCGCCGGATACAGTATTGTTTGGCGGCGGGGTAGCGGGCTCCGTTACTCAAAGTTTTACCTACGGACGTTCGGGACAAACTATATGTGGGGGCACTTTTCTGGAGCAGACTTTCCCAACCTCTACCTCCGAAACCACCCCATTCGGAGAAGACTGTGAGCCGGGTAATTGTCCCGTGCCATATCCATGGTCTTTTCAAGGTCTTGGTGGTTTATCTATCCCCTTTGACACAATTAACACCGTGTACGGTGGGGAAAGTGCAGCCTGTGTGTTTTCAGAAGCAGAGGGAGTTAACTTCCCAGATTTTCCAGTTATAACACGATTAACGCCTGCAAACTTTGATAATAATGGTTTTACAACGCTATCGAGCCCGTTGCTGCTCCCCGGTCAAGGCTACTTGGCACCTTCGTATCGCTTTGCACAGGGACAAAACGGTAGGTACAAATCACAATCCGAACAGCATGTTAAATGGAGGATTGCCCACAATCCAATTGCAGGGTGTTATTTAAAAGTTTGGTTCGTAAAAAAAATAACTATAACCAGACGGGGAATATACCCAACAGAAAATCTACCAAGCATAATATCCTACGAAGACGCAGGCACCTACACATGGGACTCGCAAACAGTTGAAGATGGTCGCTGCATTAAAAATAGTCTGTCGGTATATGATGTACAAAACATTGTGTACGGACCTGACAATATTGTCCCTATTCCCCAACCAGTGGCAAGTGCGCGGGAATTTGGCAGGACAGAGGAAATATTCATAAAGAAAATTTCTGCCGTAAGGGGTTATGAGCCTCCTAATCCTCCAGAAGACAAACCTTTGGGGCTAGAAACAAAAGATATATCAATTGCTCCCGATCAGTGTTTAAGTTGCGGAAGTTACAGCCAAACAAATTTTGATGACTTCACGGGAGAACCTACCGGAGCATTTTCTCTTAACGGACAATCAGAGGCTTGGAGTTGCCCATTCAGATTCATCCCAGAACTCGTAGATCCAGCCTACCCGCCCTGCTGTGCGGGACATAACCAAGCCGCCACGGATTATCCTGAGTACTATGCGCTACCCGCAGGATGCGATCCCGACCCCGCACCGGAACCGTAGTAAAAATATGGAGAAACTTCCGCCACCTGTGGTCGAAACCCGCATGTTCAAATGTCAGAATTGTGAGGGGGATCACGACTACGAAAACCCTTGCGCGTCTTGCCCCAGCGGAAATTGGGGTCCGGTGTTTTGCGACGAAAGGTCTATCGACGCTATAGAGATTGTGGGACGCGCTTTTAAGCTGACACCAGAAGAAGAAAAAGCGGTAGAGCGCGGGGCAAACGTCCCCAAACAAAGAGTCGCTAATTTCTTTAAAGAAGCGTTAAGGAAACAACAGGAAGAAGAGACGGGGGGTGAAGTTACCCCGCCCTCTACCCTAAACATGGCAGCTTCTTTTACCAAGGCAATGCGAGAGGAGGCCGCAGCCCTGTTTACTCAAGACAAGCTAGACCCCGAAGAAATACAAAAAAGAAGGGACATTTGTTCTGGGTGTCAAATGTTCGCGAATGGTAGGTGCAAAAAGTGCGGATGCTTCCTAAAGCTGAAAACAAGGATGCGTAGCCAACATTGCCCTATAGGAAAGTGGTAAATCTTGACACAAAACTCTCTTTTTACGATAAATCAATGGGTAATAAACCTTGATTCCGGGGTCAATATAAAGTAATTTCCCCGCTAAAGAAACCGCAATTTTAACTGTAATGATTGTCTCCCAAGTTCGCCAACTCCTACACCATCATGTAAGCCCAGACGGGCCGAACAGCATGCTTGTACCAGCACGTATCAACGAGTTGTGTGAGCGTTTTTTCGTCAGTGGTAAGTGGAAGGGAATGCTGGTCGAGGTAAGTCTGGACGCTACCGAGGGCTACGTAACCCTGCCACGGAGGTGCGAATCTGTCCTTGGAATCACGGTACAAAAGGCTCCGAAGACTCCTTTTGGCAGGTGGTACAGCTTCTCCCCCGGAGGCCCCGGCGAGGTAGATTTGGAATCCTACAGCGGTCCTGATGTGGTGGTAGATCAGGGGGACGGCTTCGTCACCTACAAAGACTCTCCTTACGAGTCTTTCCGTCTTCGCCTCAAGGTTCCCAATGCATCTGATCGCAACGCGGGGAACAGTTTTATCATCAAGGGTACGGACTCTGACGGCAAGCCTGTGTACAACTCTGATGGCGAAGAGGGTTTGGTGGTCAATCTCTCTGCTTCAGAGAACACGACTACGCAGTACTTCTCTACTATCACCAGTATTACTAAAGCCCCTACCTTGGGCTACGTAACCCTTTGGGCCGTAAATGCTTCAAACGCCGAGACTCAAATTGGTGAGTACGAGCCGGGGGAGACGAACATCAGTTACCGAAGGTACCGGGTCACACGGGCCGATACTTCAGAAGTCCCGACTGTGAACGCTCTTTGTAAACGCAGGTACGTTCCCGTGGTTTCTGAGAACGATGACGTGATTCCCGGAAACATGGGTGCCTTGAAGCTGGGCTTGATTTCTCTTAAGTACGAGGATACAAATGACTTGGAAAGAGCTACGGAATACTTTACAAGGGCATTGTCACTGCTGAACGCAGAGTTGCGTGAACAGCGGGGCGGTCAAATCAATACTATGCGGTTTAGTCCACACGGGTTCGGTCTGAGTCGCGTTGCCAAGCATTACTAAAATATGGCTACACCCGCCGAGATCAGAGCAAATTATTACAGAGGCAAGCAGCGTTCGCCCGAGGCGCAGGCTATCGCAAAACGTTTGGAAGAAGCCCCGCGCAAGAGTATTGAGGAATCGGGTAGAATTAGCAAATTTAACGAAGGTCGCGACCCCTTCCTGAACACTCTTTCTGACGCAGAACTAGCACTTGCTCCGGGCGGTTTTTCATCTGTTGACATGAACCCCGGTGCTCGTCGCGAGACTGTCCGTGCTGCTGTCGAAGCCGAGATCCCCGATTGGCTACCCGCCGAAGTTGAAAATCGTTTGCGCGAACGTCAAGATGCTATGGGCCGTAAGCTCACTGAACGTGAGAAGGAACAGGCCGAGTACGAACGTATGGCCGGGGTTCCCACCCGCACTTTACTCCCCGGAGAAGATACTGGAACTTTGGTTTCTTCTGCCACTAAACGTGAACAGGCGGCGAAACCCGAAACAGAGGCAGAAAGACTTCTAAATGAAGATCCTGCGCAGCGAGCCTTACTCGCGCCGATCCGTGAGCAACTTGCAGAGCAAAAAGCTGGGGAAGAAGATGCGGCTATTAAACTAGCTCAGTTTCGCGCAAGCGCAGATAAAAACGTACAAGAAAAACGCAAAGAAAAAGAAAAAAGCGAAGGCGCGAGAGCAAAAGATCTATTTGCATCTTGGGACGCAGATAAGGCAGCCCGAGCCGAGGGGGAGAGTTACCAAAAAGACGCAGGACGAAGACTCGCACAGGTCAGACGTAGCCTACGTAGCGAAGATTTAACTGCAGCGCAGTTTAACGAATTGATGGACGAAGAAGCTTTGCTTCGAGGTGTGATTGGGCTCAGAGACCAAGGATTTTCTAACGAAGTTACGGCCCTTGGCCGGGATCTAGAAGCAAATCGTCGTAAGAGGAAAGGTGAGGGGGATCAACTCAGAGCAGCAGCTTTAAAACGCGCTCTTGCTGCAGACACCGAAGCTGGGGGAGTGGAAAGATCAAAAACGGTTGTAGATGAGTTTAATTTTCCCTTAAGTAACACCCTCCGCAGTTTCTCAAACCTTTCGGGTTTCTCTTCTGGTTTCACTGGCTTAAAATAAAATTATGGCTGAAGAATCCCGCTCAACTTTTGACTTCTCCGATCAGTTTGGATCTGATCCGATTACTCGACGTTACCGCCCTACAAATTTAGTAGACATCCGTGGAGCAGAAGCGGGGGCACGTGAGGCGGCAGCTACTCGAGAATTGGCCGAAGCTAATCTAGCCAAAGTGCAAGCTGAGCTAACTGCTCAAATGGCTCCCATGAAAATGGGGGTGGAAATGGTTACTACAATGTCGGAATTGGTGAAAAACCGCGCTGCGATGCAAGAAAAATCTGCTATTAGCATGGCCGCAGCAACAATTTCCGAAGCTTTGGGCAACCCTAATCTTGATCTCAAGGGGTTGTCACAACTGGCATCCGGTTCTAATGCTATCGGGCTCCAAGATACAGAGACAGGGGTGAGAGTACGCTCCCTTATGCTAGACAAATTTAGGCAGGCAGTGGACAATGCAGAATCGCCCTATGAAGTGGATACCATTTTTAGTTCCATTCCCTCAACATTGGCTGCTGAACCCCCGTTTGTTACCGCTCGCGCAAATGCTTTGTCACAAGCTAACTTGAGACAAGGGGTCCAGCAATCGTTCGCATCTGAACCTTCTCTTGGTAAAGTACCTGTTACCCCAGCAGGTGGCGTTGATGTGCCGGGGGCTCAGATAAGCATTGCTGCCAAAGCAGGAGACCTAGAAAGGAGAAAAGAAGCTGGGGCCAATCTTAAATTTGTGCGGGACCAAATTGAGTCTTTGGAGCGTAAGGCAGCAACGGCAGATTTAACCCCAAGTGAACTTCTAGAACGTGAAACACTTGAGGCAGATGCACGTAGACTTTTGGGAATAGTAATGCAGCGAGATGTTTCAGAGGGGTCACAACCCACTGATTCCGCAGCCCCTCCGGGGGACAGGGTTGGGAATATCCTCCCACAGAGCGCGGTTACGGCTCCAGATCAAGCAGCAGCTGCATCTGCCGCAGCTACAGCTACTGGTGGTGCAACGACTACGCCAGAGACTTCGGCTTCCGCCCCAGTCCCGACAGCACTTCCCTTAACTTTGGCAGAGGAAGCGAGACAAGCTGTCGAACAGGCACAGCAAGCCGAAATCCGCGCTAGCACGGCACCGGCTCGTGAAGAGAGACAAGTCGAGGCCGAAAGAAAAATCGAGGAAGGTACGCGGCTTATAAATTTAAGGAACCTTGTTAAGGAAAAATCTAGTCTTCTTAAAGCTATCTACGAGAATGAAGCAGGACAAAAACTTAAACCGGGAATAACCTCTGATTCAGATATTGTAAAACGTGTTCTGGCAAGAATTGCAGAGATAGATAAAGAACTTCCCAAAAAATAATATGGCTCTTACTAGACCTCCAACTTGGGGAGAAGTTGAGCAGGATGAGAGGTTTAAAGCCTTAACTCCTGATTTAAAATTACAGGCACTTAACAATTGGTCTAAACTCTCTAGAGAATACGGAACGTCTACTGGTTTATTCTACTCGCCCGACGAACAGAACAAGTATCTTAACACTCTGGATGTTAAAACTAGGGAGTACGAATCCTTAATTCCTAAAAATGTAGGTACTTTGGAGGGTATTACCAATGCCGCAGCCAACGCTTGGGATTCTTCGCAACAAGCATTGAAGGCTGTCGGCGGGGTGTCGCCCGAAGAAGCTGCTGAAATTTCAAAGATCGAGTACGACAAGCAAGCGCGTAGTCTTGCTCCGGGTTATCGCGACTACCTAGACGCTCAAGGACTGGATGCGGTAAAAGCATTTGCAGTTAATCCTATAGAGGTTACCACAAACATTGTGGCCGAGGGTCTGGCTGGTAGCGTTCCCGCACTAGCTGCAGGTCTCGCTACTGGGTTGGCGGGGGCCGCGATCGGCGCACCGACTGTTGTTGGCGCACCTATCGGTTTCATGGCGGGTCAAGTAACAGGTACTTTTGCCGGATCTCTGGCTACCGAATACGGCGGCAAGATTTTACAAGAACTCCAAGAGGCCGGGATGGACATGACCAATCCCGACAGCATCATTGAATTTTTCTCCAATGAAGAATTGGTTAATGCAGCGCGGGAAAAGGGTTTAAAAAGAGGTATACCCATTGCCATATTTGATGCTTTTTCGGCAGGTATCGGCGGCAGGGTTAGTTCGATTGTCAAAGCTGCGACAAAAGCTCCCGTAGGTTCGGTCGCTCGCAACGTAGCCGAAAGTGGCGCAGTTCAAGCCCTAACTAAAACCCCCACAAGGCTCGTCGCTACAGAACTTGGTATCCAAGCTGGGGCGGGTGGTCTGGGTGAAGTTGCAGGATCTTTGGTTGCTGGGGATCCTATTGAAGGTAAATCTGTTTTTGCCGAGATTCTTGGCGAAGCTGGTCCAGCTATTGCAGAAATTGCTACGGGTCGAGTTTCCTCTGGATTCAATGCGAAGAAAGCCGAGGCTAAAGCGGCCCGAGATAAGAAAGTTTCTGAGACTCTTAAAACTGAACAAACTTTGCAGGAAAACAATGCGCCCCTGACCGCTAAAGCTTTGAGAGACGCAACCGTGGGTTCCTTGAAAGAAGACACCGATCGCGTAGAAACCATAGTATCTGATATCGAAGAGAGGGAGCAAACAGCTGCTGCAGAAGCAGCTTATCGGGAGCAGAGACCTCCAATCATCTTGCCGCCAGCCACTCCTGCAGTTGTAACTCCTACTCCGGCTCCTGCGGAACTTGAGCGTATAAAACCTGCAGAAGAGCAAGTTTTTTCCACAATAGAGGAAGCTAACAGATGGTTCAGATCTTTTAATCCGGAAGAAATTTCAAGCACTGGAACAACTACGCAGAATGGGAGGGTAGTGGCTAGGGTAAGTTTTATTCCGAAAAGTAGTACAACTGCGCCCACTCCAGCAGTGGTAACTCCCACTCCCGCTCCTGCGGCGGTAACTCCTGCTCCTGCAGTTGTAACCCCGGCTCCTGTTCCTACTCCTGTGGCGGTAGCTCCTGTTCCTACTCCCGCAGTTGTAACTCCTACTCCCGCAGTTGTAACTCCTACTCCCGTTCCTACTCCTGCTCCTGCGGCGGTAACCCCCACTCCGGCTCCTGCCGCACCCACAGCCCAGCGTCCAGAGTTAGCTGAAGCGATTAAGAGGCGTAACGTCAACGAAGATGGCACGATCTGGCTTGATGGAAACCGAGTTGCGGCTACTCCCGAGAACGTCGAGAGGGTACTTTCATCACAAACACGCACCGCAGACTCAGAAAATTTACAACGTAGCATTGCGCGACTAGAGCAACTCGCTAAAGAAATGCCTGACGCGGATATCGAGACTGTTCGGAGGATGGGTTATCAAGAAAAACTTTCCGGGCTCGAAGCCGATACCCGCTTGGGGTCTTTTGTAGAAGCACTCAAAGAGGCGAAATACCGACTACAACAATCTCAGCAATACGCAGCGGACTTGCGACTCGCGTCAGCTATGGCAACCGAAGCCGTTGCTCCCGCACCCACCCCTGCTCCTGCTCCTGCCACTGCCCCCGCTCCGGTAGTTGAAACTCCTGCTCCTGCTCCTGCTCCGGTAGTTGAAACCACTGCTCCGGAACTGCAAGCACCGAACCCCGATGCGCAGGCATATGAAGACGAACTAGTTCAAGAATCTCTGAACGCAGGGACCAAGGTACCACAACGCACGGTAGAGCAGATCCGTAAAGATATTAAAGGAACGGGTAGGTATCCCGGCCAATATCAAGTTGAGATCCGTAAACTCCGTGAGCGTGTAAAAGCTCGTCTTGCCGCCGCAACCCCGACCCCAACCCCAACCGCTCCTGCAGCTGTAGCTGCCCCGACTGCTCTACCAACCGAACAGGAAACACTGATCGAGGAGAGTTTACAAAAAGGCGGGGTCCCTTCTACAGCCGCAATCAAAAGTAGGTTTAAAGAAGCTGGCGTAGAGCAACAACGAGCAGTGCGTACAGAAGGAGTTCGGAGACTAGCTTCTAATTACGGCATTGAGTATTCCGATACTTTAGACATGGTGAAGGATTTTGATAAAAAAGATTCCCTACCCGTGCGTCTGGTGCCGTCTGCTGAAGAGGGTGTCAGTACTGTTGAACCAGTTTTCGTAAACAACCCCGATGTTGCAGCACGTCAACTGGACAAAGGATATACTCTTACGGTGCCCGAAAACATGCGGAACAACGTGGCTCCGGGAATTACTTTCGACCCCAATACTGGGCAGGTGACTTCAGCCCAATCGCGTGGATTCACGGTCCAGAAGCTGGGAGAGTTGGCTAAACAAGTCCGAGATTCAAGGGTTAAAGTAGAGGGTTCGGCTGACATTAACTCTGAAGCCGACATGAAAAAGCTCAGGGTAGGGGTACAAAAACTGAGCAAGAATAAAGATTTTGAAACCCAACTGCGCGGCGTAATAACACGTCTGGCCGAGTTCAACACTAACCTGCCCATAAGTGATAAAAGCATACTGGAGACAAAAGCCCTGTCTATTTGGGTTGATGGTCAATTGAAAAACAAACCCATTGACCCGGCTTTGGCTTGGAAGTTTGCCGAAAGAAAACTAGCCCCGAAGCTGGCTGTGCGGGTGCAAGAAGAATCTTTACAAGCAGCTTATACCGAGAGTGGCCAGACCCTAGAAAACGTACTATCATCAGAAGAGCCTACGCAGGAACAACTTGATGCCGAAGCCGAGCAGCTGGTGGAAGTGGCGGCTGCAGCTGCTGAGACTGGGGAGGTTTACAAACCAGAAGCTGAAACGGGTACAGTTGTAGCGACGAGTCGCGCCAGTCGTATATCGTACGATCAGGCTAAAAATCTTGTCAGCAATCCTAGGCCCCCTGCAAATTTAGACAAAGCTGCCAAAGCTCAGTTTGCTCAATTTTTGCAAGAGGCCGGGGACCTTATTGAGTTTACCAAAGATATCCGGGCACAACTCCTTAAAGATGGTGTCAGTGCCAAAGACTACGGCAATTGGACATATGACGATTTTGCCAACGTAGATGTCGGTAATACTGGCGTAGTCCTTGAATCTAGCGCACGCGAAGACAGTCCATACATCCGCGAGCAGATTGGGTGGTTTGATAACATCGCAAATCAATTGGGGGTGCCAGATATTGGTTTCTTTACGCCGGAACAGTTCAGCACTATCTCCAGATACTATGCGGACAAGTACCGTCCTTACTTTGATGCTGGCAATACTACACTGCCTGCGGACTCATCAGTAGCGGATTTAGAAAATATCCAAAAAATATTCGAAACGGGGGTGGGTACCGCCAGCGCATACAGGACTACTTTGCAGGAGCTTCAAGGTAACTACCCCGGTATTCGTAGGATCATTTACTCCACAAAGAAGCTGGCGAATGCTTGGTATGATCCTAAGTATCCCGGCGTGGTGTTTTTCAATCCGGTGCAGCTTGAGCGCGAGGTAGCGGGACTGACGGAATCCGAAGCGTTCCCCGTACTCCGAGCCATCATGGATGAGGAGTATGATCACTACGTCACGGTTGGCGTTATCTCCCCGGAACAAGCTGCTGATATAGTTGGTGGGTTAGATGAATTGGTGTTGCAAAATGTCATCGATGAGTATCTCCCAGCTGATCAATTTCAAACAACGGAAGACAGGCAAGCAGCCATAGATGAGTTGATGGCTAATCCTAGCTCCGTGGGCTACGAGTACTTGCGCATGATTCGTCAGCGTATGAAGCGCGGTCTGACCACAGAAGATCTTACAAACAACATTCCGCAAAGCATCAAGGATAAAATATTTCAAATGATCCGCGCATTGATTGCCAAAATGCGGACACGTCTTCTTGTATATCGCGATCCCGTACTAGCACGTGCAACCCAAGCAGTTGAACGCGGCTACAGGGTTATGGAGATTCGTGAAGAGATCAACAATCTCTCTCCCGAAGATCGGGACTTCTTGTACGAGAATCCTATTCTATACAAAGAACTTTTTGCTAAACCCAAACAAGGGACGATCGAATCAAAACAAATTCTGATTAACAACGCTGCAGAAGCAGAAAAGATAAAGCCGGGAAAGAGCTACTGGATTCTGCCTAGCGGACAAGTAATCGATGTTGTGGGCGTTGACTTCAGTAATGCAAACCCAACACATGGTAGATACGTACGCCAATGGGTACGGGGGAACTTGCGTAATCAATCTGAATCTATCGAAAATAAAGAGATTGCTAGGAAAATTGAAGATCGAGCTAGGGATTTAATGGCTCAAGACATTGGGTTTTTAGAGTACGATGAAACTGCTCTAGAGGAAGAATATCAAGAAGCCGTTGCCGTGCAGGAAGCTCTGGGAGACGAGCCTCCGGATAGGGATCAGTTTATGCGTGATGCCTATAACAGCGCAGGTCCGACCGATGCGGCGTATAATTTAGCAGCTATATCACAGGGTTGGGCGCGGGTAGCGGTGCCTAGGCAGATGGATCAAGACCGACCACTGACGATACAAGTGTCAAAAAATAAACTGGGTAAGGGGGCCAACGTAACAATAGGAGAGTTGACACAACTAAGACCTACTTACGTCACGGATGAATCTACAAGCGTAGTTGGAGATTACTTAGGAGCTAAAGTAGCGGGGTACTTGGGTGAAACAGTTGAAGGCGTACCTGCAGTAATGGTGCCCAAACGCGATGCGTTTTCTTTCCTACAGTACTTGAGGAGCATGCCCAACCAAGCTCCGTTTCTACCTTCGGCACCCGGAAAACGTACGAAAGGAACTCGTGCTTCAGATAAGGTTTTTATCAAAGGAGGCATTTGGTCTTCGGGACTCTTTACCCCGAAACAACGGGATATTATTCTTGCAGGTAAGAGCGAAGTTGCTGCTGCAAACAATGAATTTAAGTTTGCCCTTGAAGCTTTAGACAGATCCGTCAAGAAAGCATATGGTAAAACTCCCCCTGTCGACGTTATCAACAGTGTCTTGGGTTCCACGGAAAACCCGCTTACCGATGCACAGGTTCAAGATATCAAAGACTACACTAAAACTCTTAGGGCACGTAAGCTCGAAGCCGACGAAATTAGTGAACTGGTAGGTATCCGTAAAGCCGCGTTTCGTAACGTTAATCAAAACGCACAGAGGGCAAAGATTGCAGCGGACCTCGCTACATTAGATCCAAAGGTAGCGCAAAGCATAACGGCCATGCGTCAAAAACTGGACTTGCTATCTACTAAATTGATAGAGGGGGGCTACATTGCGCAGGAACTGATTCCGGTATTTGAGGGTAACATGGAGTTGTATCTACACCGTAACTACGCAATTTATAATGACCCTATTTGGAAAGAGTACATGACTAATCCGCAGACAGCGGAGCACATGAAAATTCGCACAGCATTTGAAAAGCTAGCTACGGATCGTGCCGTGGCCGAGAAGGTCGCGGAGCTTCGCCGCGAGTCGCGCAAAGTCGACCCAACTAAGGTGATGTCTATAGCCGATGCTAAGACTGAGGTGAAGAATAACTACACTGACTGGGTGGCTCGTCGTGTAGATGAAATTACTACAGATTTCCTAGACGTTGCGGATCAAGACAGTTACAAATTTTTTGTCGGAGGTTCTTCCCTGCCCGGAAAACGTAGCTTGGATATCTTAAAAGTTAGGGGGCAGTTGCCAAAAGAAGTTCGAGATTTTTGGGGTGAGGAGAAAGACATCAAACTAAACTTTGTGCAAGCCGCCGGGAAAATGGCTTCTTTTATTTCAGCTACCGATACCGCTAGAAACATACTGGAAAATGGTATTAGTGAAGGATTTATCTGGAAGAGGAACTACGACAACAGGGTTGTGTTTAACGGCAAGACTCGTAAATACGATGTGATTCTAGGAGATGTTCGTAAAGAGGGGTTCAACACAGAGAAAGAAGCTGAAGCTTGGAGACAGACGGAATACCCCGCTGCGGCTCCGAAACTCGCAGCTTCCGTACATCCGAAAGGTTTTGTGAGGCTTCTTAAGAAAGGCGCAAACCCTCAAAGTGTGGCTCCGTTAGATGGGGCATATGGCCCACCAGAATTGAGGGACGCATTGAATCAAGCGTTCAATCCTAAAGCTACTGCGGGATGGGCTAACTGGTTTAGTGCGCTTTCACTTGTAGCCATGTCTGCCAAAACCGTGGGTTACCTACCCCGGTCTGCGATACGGAATTTTTTAGGCAACCCCCTAATCATTCTTTCTAAAGGTTTGTTTAACTTGAGCGATCCTATGTCGATGGTTAAGTCTATGGCGGATGGGTTTAAAGTTGCTGGTCTTAATCTTGGACTGCGTAGCGGTAAGTTGTTAAATGTGCAACCTTTGCTACAGAAATTAATTAGGCTTGGGGTAGTGAACGATACATTTAATGGAGGCTTGTTGAAGCAACTTTATGAAGACAGCAACGAGATACCTATTTTAAAGGCTTTGTTTTCAGATACTCCTTACGACAGTAAGCTAAAGAACTTGGGAGTGGGGGTCGCCAAGAAGATTGGCAAAGTTTACAGCATAGCTACGGACATCTACACAGGTGTTGATGATATTTGGAAAGTCTATGCGTGGCAGCAGGAGCGCATAAAACAGGCAAACGCCAATCCTAGTTTGTCTGAGAGTGAGCTTGATGAAGCTGCGGCCTACAATGTACGTAACACAGTGCCGACATATAGTCTGTCTCCCGAGATAACTAAGGAGATACGTAGGATTCCCATACTTGCACCATTTATCACGTGGACTAGCGAGGTTCTCCGTACTACCAGTAACGGTATCGCAATAGCTAACGCAGAAATTAAAGAAGGTATTGCTACCAAAAATAAAGCTTTGTACGCCAACGGAATATCGAGGTGGGCAGGACTGATTTCGGCACTGGGCATCATACCCGCTGCTTCAGCTGTATCTAATGCAGTCTTCAATAACGGTGAAGAAGATGACGAGGCTGTGCGAGAGTTGCTACCCGACTGGCAGAAAAATGCGCAGATCGTGCTTCTTGGAAAACCAGAAGGTGGTAAGGTACGGTATCTCGATCTTAGTTACCTCGACCCTTTTCAAGTATTTAAAGAGCCCATAATTGCAGCTATAAGAGGTCTGAGTTCGGGGGACGATTTGCTTAAAGTAGTATCTGATACTGGCAGTGAAGCTCTTCGACCTCTATTTTCGGAACAGCTGTTTTTTGGCGCGGTACTCGACGCTATGCGGAATAGGACAGCGGATGGCTTTCAAATAACCAACCCCCAAAATACGGTAGCCAAACAGACTTACGATAAAGTGAAACATGTGGCTGCCAGCCTCACGCCCGGAGTATTGGCAAGTACGATACCCAATATTATTCGTGGGGCGAAGGGAGAAATCTCTAGAAACGGACAGGTGTACAGTCTAAGTAACGAACTATACAGCACTGCTTTTGGGCAAAAAATTGGCGAGATGGACGCCCAAACTAAACTTAGAGGTAGGGTGTCTTCCTACAAACGCGACAACGCAGACTCTTCCAGCTTATTTAACGATGTGTTTCTTAATCGCGGAACCGTCGAACCGGGCGAGGTTGCCGCAGCATTTGAAAGAGCTTCAAAAGCAAAAGAGGAAATTTACAATGAGTTGAGAGATGCTTACGAAAGTGCGTTGAAACTCGGCGTTTCTAAAAAAGAAGCATACCTAATTCTTACGGGTCAGGGTACTGGCGAAGGGTTGAGTAAAGATCTAGCAATTAGCATTGTTAGAGGTAGGTACGTACCCTATAGACCCAACGTAACGACTTTAAAACGCGCAGTGGCTACTAGACCAAATGGTCGGGAGCGCGTCGATGAGTTGCGCAAATACTTAGCCGAAAAGCCACGTGACTAAGACCGGGAGTAATATGAGCGGGAGCAGGAACATACCCGCAGTCAAGAAAGCTCCAGATACAGCTTTAATTGGTGTCGTTACAATATCTATTTTTGTTAGTGTGTTATTCATAATATGTTAAAGTTAAAAATTAATAATGTGATACCTACCGGGGGGTGGGTATATACTCATCCTAGTACTGGGTTTGTAGTCACGGCTCCTACTTGGAACGATTTGATTCTTCGGATTAGGAAGTATCGTATCGCCAATGGTATCTCTCTCGGCACGAACTTTGAAGAAACCATTGGTAGTGAAATTTGCCAGCAGCAAGGGTGGTCGGAACCAAATTGCATGCAAGAAGAACCCACTTCTTTAAAGTTACGGAGCATAGGTATGCAAGATGTTGTAGGGTTTCTTAAGGTTCTTAAACACTGGCTTCTTAACAACCCCGTCTTTGTCGAACCCGAGGAAGCGGAACGAAGGGCTGGTATTTGTGCTACCTGTCCCTACAATGTCGATGTTAGCGGGTGCATGGGTTGCACCAACATTGCGGGACTGATTTTTAATGTCACTGGAGATCGTACAACTTCGCATGATTTAAGACTACGTAACTGTCAAATGTGTGGTTGTGTTAATAAGGCTCAAGTTTGGGTGCCACAAGAAACCTTGGCTCAAGGGCTCACTTCTGAGATAAGAGAAAGCCTACCCGCTTGGTGCTGGAAAAAGTAAGGTCAATACAGTTCATGCTCTTCAACATCCCGATCAGGTTCGTAAAGCTCTATCCCAAAGTCAGGCTCATAGCTTTGGACAAGCGGGTTCCAAATCTTTCCTTTGGACGCGACTAGGTTGCGGTAGTTGTCTACGGCATTGAGCCAGCTAAACTCTAAGGGCTGGTTCCACTCCCTTGCTTCGGGGAAGTTCCAAGGGTATGGACGTGGAATTGTTGAACAACCCACTGCCAGTAGGGCTAAGACTGCTCCTTGAATTCGTAGAACCATAGCTCCTCCTCGCTTTCGCTGACCCAACGGCTTCCGGTGTGTTCGCAACTGAACTCCTGACTGAAGACTTTCCAGTCGGGCTTTTTCGGGAATGACTTGGCAATAAATGACCCGCCATCCATCCAAAGAACTCGATTGTTGGGCTGGATAAAGAACTGCCCATCGCCTTTGAACACGTGGCCGCATTTGTGCCCCGCTGCTAGTTCTCCATATCCACTTTGAAACTGGGGGCCGAGAGCCCAATCCAAGGTAAACATGTACTGCGCTTTGTGCAGGGTGCGGTCTTTAAGCATGATATTCGCCGCACGATTTTTACAGTACTCAATGATTCCAGCGGAGCAGTAGTAGCTCATGGTGTCCCAAAGTTGTATCCAGTCCAAGGGGTAGCTAGTACCTCCGGTATCTTCGGTGTGGAGATATTGGATCGGGACTCTTGCGTGTTGACTTCCGTACTCGGTCATTACACTAAACAACCCACACCGCTGTGGGATGGAGGTGAAGTTGAACACTTCTACCACAAGTCTTTTTCGGTTTACATCCGGTTCGAGGTCGTAGAGGAATCCGGTGTCGAGGTGAGCGAAAAATACGGGTATGTTGATGTTTAAATAATTGCTCATTTAAATTTAGGACAAGACTCGAAAGTATGGCCCGTGTTGTCTTTGCGGGAAACTAAAGGGTTGACGCTGCTTGGTATCGGCCAGTCTATTGCTGCGGTTTTGTCGTTCCACAATAAGGTGTGTTCGGAAGTTGGGTCGTAGTAGCGGGTGCATTTGTAGTGGAAGATAACATCATCACTAAGACTGAAAAAACCGTGGGCAAATCCTTCCGGCACAAACAGCATGAGCTTGTTGTATTCGGATAGCACGAATCCCTGCCACTCCCCAAAAGTATCAGAAGACTTTCGCAAGTCTACGATAACATCAAAGACGCAACCTTGCAGCACAGACACCAGTTTCTTTTGGGGATTGGGGAGTTGGTAATGGAGGCCGCGCAGCACGTTCTTTTTGGAATAGCTTACGTTGTCTTGAACAAAGGTAAGCGGCAGCCCTAGTTTATCAAGGGTTCCTTGGTTCCAAGGTTCAAAGAAGCATCCCCGCTCGTCCTCGAATACCCTCGGATTAAGTAGCAGGGCGTCTTTAAGATTGGTTGGATAGATTATCATCTAACAGATTCAATGACACATCGGCTTCGCAGAACATCTTTCTAGCGATTTCGAAGGACTCTGTCCATCGGTTAACTGGCGCATTTGGGCAATAAACTCTTTTAATCCCAGATTGGATGATGGCTGCGGCACACTGGCAACAGGGCTGGAATGGCCAGACATAAATAGCGTAGTCCGTAAGCTGTTCGTGCGCCGTGAGTATGGCATTTACTTCAGCATGCACGATATACTGTAGCTTCTTGTCACGGTCCAGTAGTCGTTCGGGGCTGTCTTCCACACCACGCGGTAGGCCGTTGAACCCTATGCTGGCGATGGTTCTGTCGGGCCGTACGATAACGGTCCCACATTGGGTGCTAGGATCTTTGCTCCAGTTGGCTACGTGTTTAGCCAAATCTAAGAAGCGTGTATCCCATTTCATGCTAGTAATCTTTCAATCTCTTCGATGTGCGTCTCGATGCCATCCCAAGAACGGAACTGGCGAACGTAGGTAGGATCTCCGAGAGGGTCTCTCCATTCAAATTTATCGTTGTGCATTGCCCACAAATACGCGCCGATTACGTTGAACTCGCTAAACGATCTAAAGGGTCTATCTAAAACAAATTCTTCCAAAGTCTTGGAATATTTTTCTTCGATGAATCCGCGAAGCTGACCATACACCCATCTCGGATACACAAAAGGAAACCTTCGCATAAACTCATTCTCCGGAACCCAACCTAGTACTTCCGATACTATTGGTTGCCAAGGACATCCCGGCAACTTGGAATATGGTTCATAATATTGAATAGTCTTACCACCTATAATGAAAGTTTCTGGGGTCACCTCTTGGGTGAACACGGTGTCTGAGTCAAAGTGCAGTATAAAATCTGCGTCAGTATAGGTGTCGACCATCAACTTAGTAATCTGCTGCCCGAGGTAATCGTCGGAATAAATCGGACACTCGTGAATTTTTTCGAGTGTTAGATGTTTTAGATCATCTCCTTGTCCTTGGGGTACAACAATGTGTATGTTGCGAAACCCTTTGGCTCGCATGTTTATTGATCTGAGGGCGTGGGGTAGCCACGAGAAGTCACCACTATACGATCGAATTACTATGTCCGTTGTCATTAGAATTGAAGAATGATAAGGGCATCATCAAAGCGGCCCTTTGCGTTGCGGAAATCTAGAGTAACACAATCGGCATGCAACTTCCGAAAAGCGGAGGACACGCTGTCGAAGTCTAGTATATCCTCGACAATGTAAATCCCGCCGGGGTTCATGCAGCTTCGCAATAAATTGAAAGTCGTTACTTGATCTGAGGGCATGTGAGACCCGTCATCAATCACAACATCAAATTTCGTGTCTCCTAGTTTGTCCAAGATCTCCGGTTTAGTGGCATCGGCTTCGAGTATGTTGACACGCGGAGCTTTGAACTCAGAGGTATCAAATACAATACTAATGTCCGCTCCGTATATCCTAGCATCCTTGCCAAAGTATTCATCCCACATTCGAACCGAGTAGCCGAAAGCCAAGCCGATCTCTAAGATGGTTCCGGATTCACGGTACGGCTTCAGTAGTTCTTCGTATACGGGAATGTACGAGTGCAGGTTGCCCTTATCGGCATGTCCGACATCTCCCTCAAGCCCGTGCTTCGAGTATATTTCTTGTAGAGTTTGCATATGGTTTAATACGATAGATTGTAAGCTTGCCTATCTAAATCTGTAATTTCAATACAAGGACTGGCGAACATATCTTCTCCGGAGACTGCTTCCCAGAACTCATTAGTAAGTGGCAGCCGCAAGAACTTCTCGTTCATACTTTTCATTAACCACAGCGTGAAATATTTTGAGGTGTGGTTTGGAGTGTAGCACATCTTAAGCTTGGTCCAGTTCTCTTTGAAATACTCGGCCATGTCCGGAAAATCTGAAATCTTGCAGATAGAACAAAACTTCTCAATCGCCAGTAGGCCACGCTCTGACCAATCATCAGGCACGACTCCCGTGGTAACGAAGTCGTTGTAGAATATGAAGTGATCATGAAAGTTGGGTATGGAAATATCTATCCCGGCTTTCATACCGAACTGGTAGATATTTTTATCGGCTTCTCTGGATGTATTAAACATCCCGTAGTTACCGAAGTGTTCGTGGATAAAGATGTCAGTGGAGCCGAGTAGAGGCAGGATACGTTCGTCAGTCTCCAATGAATCTATGGCTTTCTCAAAACTTTCTACTAGCTGGTCGTTTGAATCCCAGTGCCAGTCGAAAGGATTGACGTAAGAGATGGTCATTGAGCCGTCACTCATGTTGTTCCACCTAGTGAGGTAGTTTAGAAATGCCATCGTCCTACACGAACCTAAAATTAATACGTGGGTTGCTCCGCTTCCTGTTCTATAAAAACCATCGCGCAACTGTGCTAGCTTTGTGTCGTAAGTATATATCATACAATATGTTTGTGTAGTTCTCGCATCATCGTTAGATCGAGGCTTCTGTTGTGATCCTGCTTAAGTCTGAAAAAGAAATGCCTTTCGGCTTTACGCATGTCTGAAAAATCTCGAAAGGTAAAGTTGTCGGAACCGCCGTAGCATAGGCATAGGTATTCATCAGAGTTATTTAGATTGAGGGAACAAGCCATTGCACCTTGGTCGAGCGAGATGTTAAGAGCTTCTGCCATCCTTGAAATAGCTACATCTTCCATAAGATCATTCCGCCAAATGTCTTTGTTGGCTACTATTTTTTCTACGACATCCCGTGAAAGAATAAACTGACCGCCACCCCAAAGAAAACGGACACCCAGCTCGCTGCCCGTGACAAGTGCTTTAAGCACTCCAAGTTTTGGTAGGGTCTGAACATGCTCGACTAGATTTTTTTTGTGGACGTAACAACTGGAGTTAGGTCTTGCCATGTACTCCCAATCTGGGATAGCGAGTGCTAGTTCGAAGGCTTCCATGGTTCGGCTAGACAGGTCATCAAGATCATCACTAATCTTGGAGTAGAAAATATTGTTGCCTACTGGACCGGAAGTGTTGCCGCAGTAGTACATGGTGCGAGTACTAGGGTGCTCGATTTTGTCCCAAGTATCCCTAGAGGTGTCCATGAGTTCACCCCAAGGAGTTCTTCTGGAACTCATTACCAGTATTAGAATAGATTTTTCCACGAACCTACCTAAAGCGTGAAGCTTTATCGGCGATCTTTTTAGGCTGCTTCACAAACTGTTTACCGGAACGATTGCCCTCGGCTTTGGCTTTGTTGGTAGCGGCTTTCTCTGCGGGGGAGAGCGCATTCCAAGCTGCGTCTGGCAGGTAACGTTTCTTACCTTTGGACGGAGTGCTGTCGGACGTACGCCATTCTTGGGCTGTCCAATCTTTAAGGGACTGTTGAGATTTTTTAAGCATGGTTAGTTACTATAGCCGCCGCCAGATTTTTTGTAAGCTGACGCCAGAAGTTGTGCTTTGCGAGCCGACCATTCGCCCGGATCGCCGCCCTTGGTACCTGCTTTAATGCGATTAAACAAACGTTTACGCATGGTTGGTTTGGTATAGTTACCTGCTTCGTTTACTTTGCTTTTTGATTCCATAAGTACTGTGCCTCCTACTCGTGGTAGTTTTTAATAGCATCGACTGCGATGGCCACGCCTATCGACAAGACAATGAGAAAGAAGCCGAACTCAGCCATACTACTTGGCGAGCATGAAGAGACCCGCGTTTGCGAAAGCGTATCCCGCATACGCGAGACACATCCCATGATTCCCCCGCCATCCTTGTTCGATTGAAACATAAGCGTAGATAAATCCTACTAAGATTATGAGGGGTCCGGACATCAGACTACAACTTCCCCTTTATATAGGGAAGCTGAAGCTTTTTTAACGAAGAGCCACGCCAGAGCTACTCTCCCCCAAAGACTGCAAGCACGGAAGTGTACATCAACTTCCGAGTCTGCCATTTCGATTACTTCGATTCTGGCTTTGGTTTTTGGCTTACGTTTAGGTTTTGTATTTTTACTTTTCATAAATTTAAATAATTACTCCGTCATTGTGTTTGGCTACGAAAGCACATACTTCCCCAGCCAGACGCCCAATCTCTTCAACAGCTTCTTCATCTATATCGAAAAGTCTAGAATGAATCAACTCATGGCACACAAGTTCGATGCCCCTACTTTTGATGCCTCGGGGGTGTAGATAGATAACTCTATCGTCGAGAACACAGAGACCATCATAAGCAGCTTTACCGGGAGGACGTTGTATTTTTACCTTCCACCAACGGCCTGCAATTTTTATGCGTTTGGTTGGTATCTTCTGTTTCATGTGTCAAAGACAAATAATATCTTCAAAAAATGGCGTATCAACCAGAAAAAAAGAGCCCAGAAAACTAAACAACCTAGTACTAAACTAGGTATAGTGAGATTAACGCGAGAGTTTTTTCTTTGTGTATTTGTTTTCATTGCCGATAAGATGCCAAGCTGAATTGTATTCGTGATACTTGTTACTTAAATTCAAATTAACGGTCTCTAATCTATCCACTGGGATTATCCACCAAGTGTTGAGTGGCATGATGAAGGCTGCATAAATATCGCAGTCTCTCCAGTTATAGGATTTCCTTACTCTGCCCCTGCCATAAACAGTCTTGAACCGATAGGCTCCATTTGAAGTTTTGCTAACGTACTTAATTTGAACCCTACTCAGTGTCTTTTGGGTGTCGACGATGGCATCATATCTGGTGTCTTCGCCGACAGGGATGGAGACTTTCCAGCCTCGCTTCATACACTCTACCATGAAGGCTAGTTCATACAAAGCTCCGTTGTGTTTATGTGAGAGGGTCACGTTAATAAAACTAGCGAGGGCTTTGGTCCATGAAGTAGGCGTCTGTTGGTCTGCCGCCATAATACTCGCACCCTTCAGATAGTAGCACGAACCCAACAGCGACAGCCAACAAACACACTACTATCATAGGATGCAGTTTTGCAACCTTGATCGCCGAGTCACTGCTTGCTGCGATTGACTGACTTAGATAAGACTCGGAGGTTATTAGCTGCATTGTGTAGACCATTGATGTGGTCAACATCTTTGCCGTCTCCTTTGCGAACCTTGCCCTTACGCATCATCATGCGTCGAGCGGCGTTGCGAACAGCGCGGCGTTTCTTCTGGTCTTCGGTACCTTGGTAGTTTTCGTACTCGGCTTTGTAGTTACGGTTGCTCATCGTTACTGAAGTCTGGTTCGGCTCCTCCATCCTCCACTTTCAAACTGGGCAGTTCGTTGAGCAAGGACATTTCGAGAACCGTGTCTGCAATCTTCAATGAGACTACCGACAAGGCGTCGACATTCCAACCTTTATTTTCTGGCTGTGAGGCGAGCAGTCCCGAGAGGGCGTGTCCTGCAAGCATGATGCGTCTATCTTCTGGTTTCATATTAGTGCTTTCTGTAGGTTACGTTGAACACGTTTGGGTCCCAGCATGCGCGGCAACTGCCGCATTTGTTATCCTGCTTACTCGCTGGGCAAGTGAAGCTGGTCTGTTAATCATGTGTAACATAGGGTATACTGTCAAGTTGTTCGCGTGTTGTTCTGCCGGATGCGCGACCCCCGACATCTATCGAGAGCTACTAGTGGATATGTAATCAACTGCGCCATTATTACGAAGGAGGTAACCTGTCGTAGAAGTGGTTGCGTTATTATTGTCTGATGTTGTAGCATGGAAGCATCACCCCCTTATAAGTTGTTGGTTTAGATTGACTTAGTTATTTTTAAAGTCAATCGGACTGGTTTTTAATAGTGTCTCAATAGGAATGTACCTGCCTTCTTGTGCGATCATATCTGGTTCTGGAATCACAAATGCTGGCGTCATGTAAATGATCTCATCATCTGGATCCATAGCTGGGATGAACAACACATCGCAGGTCTCCCCGGTTTTGCAATCTAGACACTTAACTATTTCGCAGTCTTCAAAGCGGTTAGCTAGGAAGAGGCGAATGACGGAGAGGCGTACCAACGCCCCCGGATCTACTGGTTCTGTTTCATCTGACATATTAGGTTTTCATTTTTTCTATAACTTTGGAGGTTAATACTTTACCCCATGACTCCGGTGTTAACTCGGCCATCTGAACAGATGGGGACGAGAACAACCGGAGCCATCGGGTCAAGGGTTCGGAGTTCGGGGACAGGTCATCGTACAAACAATACTCGCGGACAAAGACAACCAGATCTTCCACAAAAAGAAAGACACAGTCATCCGTATCTTCTTGATAGCAGGGGTAGCCATCTTCCCCCACATTGTCTGCCATCCTTGAAGCAGTCTGTAACCATTGTTGAGTGGACGCTGCACTGGCCCAGTCTGGGAGTACGTAGCTAGGATCTCTAGCCAACGATACAACCATCTGCACTTCGTGGCTTGTCACGACATGGCGAGCTTGACCAAAGTCGCGCTGGTCACAGCGAGGTTCCGGTCAATGCTAGCTAGGGATTCCTCGGCTTTCTTACGCTCGGCAGTCCGCTCGGGCTTCGCCTCTACGCGATCCAAGTAATCCTGCGGGATGAAGGCTCGCAGTTCTGCCCAACTTTTGAGGGCCGAGTTCAAAGACTTGGCCGATCTCAAGTAGGTTAAGATATCTTGAGATATTTTAGCCCACTTGGCGTGGAGTTCTTCGTACTGCCGGAACTTATCGAATAGTTCTTTTAGTTTTCCGGATAGCTTGTCCTCATGTATTTTGTAATCGTGCCCAGAAGTATGGCCCGGAGGTAGTAAGAAAGAAGCACCACTCTTTAAGTGTACTCTAATATCGTCGGTCTTTGGCTTCTCATCGGTCTTTGTCTCATCCTTGGTGCTTCTAGTAACCTCCATGCAAAGGTATGGACGATACGAATTTTTCAAATCCGTCATCCATTCTTTGGGCATTTGTTTCCTTAAGTCTACGTGTTTACCCCACACCAAGTTTGTTAGTTCCTCACTGTCTCCTTCTATTACGAATAGTTTTTCGTATTCGCAATTGCCAAGGTTGAGCTTGGTATCTCTGTCCCTCATGTTTTGAATGTGTGTGCAAACGTTTCCTGTCAACTCACTTGTTATTCTTACGTTCATATATTTATCTTTCTTTTGTGTTTATGGTTTATGTTAAAGTCCCCTTTACCAAGGTTCGCCAGCAACGAAGGGGTGACGCTGTCAATGAAAACCGGAAGTACATCTTCCGGTAGGCCCGAGACACTCTTGGCTTGTCAAGTTACTACTTAGGCTGCCTGTTGGGCTGCGTTACTACCGCCCCCGAATCCCATGGCTGCAAGAATATCTTCAGCTTTGGACTTGAGTTCGGCACGGACATCGGCATTGTCACGGACCTCTTCGATGTCGTAACCGCCGATCTCCTGCATGGCGCGAACCCGCAGCTTCTCAAGCTCATCGTCTTTGGTGACGTTAAGATTGGGGATCAACTCGCAGAGTTCCCGCAGGTTGCCGATCAACGAAGCATGGATGCGGGTACCTTCCCGCTTCTTGTTGGCCTCAACCATGCGAGCAATGATGTGCTGCAGCCTGTCGGCCAAGCGGCGATACAGATCATTACGAGCCTCGTTGGTTGCATCCGCGACACGGAGATCCGTCTCGGCACGGATCTGTGCAATCGCTTCTTCCGGCATGTCATCCAAGCGGAAGTCACGGCTGTCGGGCATCGGGTGGTAGGCAACCTTGACGTGGAACTTACCGCGAACCTCGCCAAGTGGCGGGTAGTCGGCAAGGTTTGCCATAGCTCCCAACTGCATTATCGCCTTGTCTCGGTGCTGTTCGTAGTTGCTGCAGAAGTTGTCGAACAGGGAGTTCAACTCGTCGAGACGCCCTCGCATTTCATCGGTGAACTTGTCCCACTGTGCGACAGGCAGGAGACGCACGGCGTCATCGCCCCACGGCAGGGTGTTTTGGTAGAACCAAGTACGCAGCGCAGCGGCTTCGGCTTGGATAGGTTTGATACTCTCCTCGGGGAGGATGTTCTTCACGAACGCGCCAGCATTGTGTGAGGCGTTCTTGCTGATCAAGACCTCACGTGTGATGGTGCGGTCGGTTTTCTTGGGGTTGAATAGCCCAATGGATAGGCTGGTCAACATTGCTTGATTACGGATTGTGCTCATATGTTTATTGTATTTTGGGTTTGTGTTAAGGAGACCCCTTGAGCCGCAAGCATTGGCTCATCGGCTCAAGGGATCAAGGAATTACTCAGCTATCCGCACTGTTGATGCGGACTACTTGGCCAAACGGATAGTCGGTGCCTCCGTAGTCGACCCAGATCACCGGATAGCCGGGATGCTCAGTCGGGAAGGCTCCGTAACCATCGGTGAAGTAGACCACTGCTTCAGGCGAATCGGGCAGAGACTTGACCCTGTCGAAGACAGGACGGAAGTCTGTGCCGCCACCACCCTTGGCAGTGAAGTCTCGAAGGTTGTCGCCGTAAGCGAACTCGCGTTCTTGATTGATCGCGGCATCGCAGTCGATGACAATGATCTTCTCTGGCTTGACGGTGTCCAAACAATACTGAACCTCCGCCATGAACTTGCCCAACATCTCGTTGGTTACCGAACCAGATGTATCCAAGGCAACAACGAAGGTGCCGACACGCTCGCTGTATAGAGTAGGCAGGAAGATGTCCTCCTCCATGAAGCGGCGATCGGGTCGTGTCTCATCGTAGTCATCGTTGGATGGAGCAGACAGCAATTCGCGCAGAACCTCGCGCCAGTCTTGTGTGCCCTTGAGGTGTCGCTCGATAGCGCGGGTCATACTACCCGACTCGCGGCCCCGCAACTTGGAGGCGTTGATACCTTCAACGGCTCGCTGACGCCAGTCCTCCTCGGTATTGCCATCGTCGGCAGCTGGGTCCGTGAAGTCGCCCATGCCACCGCTCTCGGCATCACCGCCGCCTCTACCGCCACCGCCACCGCCACCATCGGGGGGATCGGGCAGGAGATTGTATACTTCCTCCTCGGCCATGTTGTCGTATTTGGAATCAAGCAACCCGCCCTCGGGCAGCTTGAAGGGGGCGTGTCTACTGGCAGCAACCTCGTCCTCATTGTATTTCATGAGGTAGTTGTTGATCACGTAGTCCGTAGCGTAGTTCCACTTCTTCATCTTGCGGCTGCCCTTGCGCCACAGATGGCCGAACGCCAAGTGAAGAACCTCGTGAGCGAGGACAGTCAGCAACTCGGTATCGTCGAGCGTGGCACAGAAGTCCGGATTGTATCGCATGCTTACACCATCCACACAGAATGTGGGGACGGCGTAGTCCTGCTTGACTCGCATCTTGAGTGCCAGCGCAGCGAAGAACGGATGGTCTAATACCATCTTGACTACTGATTTCTCTACGCGCAGGGCTTCGTCATTGGCGTTGGCTTTCTTGCGGGGTTTTGTATTTGGATTACTCATAGTGTTTTTCCTTTCGATGGTGCTGATGTTACGATGCCGCGAGCGACTGAACGTGCGCCCGCTTCTACCTTGTCCAAGGTCTCTTGCGAGACTCGGGTGAACTCATGTGCGCGAGTGGCTTTAGCCATCTCCAGCATATACTTCTTGACTTTGCTTTTGTTGGTTACGTTGTTACTCATAGTTTAATTAGGTTTAGGATTGATGTTACTTTGATTACTTCGATGACAACCCACACGCGAAGGGCAATGGATACCATTGACGAGAGGGTGATGACTGAATAGGTAGCAAAGAAGTTTACTACGTTGTTTAGGGTTTCCATGGAGTGGTAGTCCCCTGCAACAGGGTTAGCTGCTACAGGGGACCAAGGGTTCCTAGGATCCAAGGATCACGCTGCTGTTATCGGATGCCCATTGTTGGAACGCAGGGTTCTTGAACGGAGCATCGGGTCCGGTCTTCTGCTGCATGGCGAGCTTGACACACAAGACCTCGACAGGCTTCTGCAATCGGGTCACGTAACGGAGGACGCGATCGAAGTTCTTGGCTGTCGACTTGTTGGACAAGGCAACAGACAAGGCATACTGAACGGACGGCTCGGTCGGAACGTCAGCCGTGTCGGGCGTCATCAAGATCGCATTGACATCGGGCAGGTCGTTGTAGACAGAGCAGAATCCAGCGAACTGCGAACCAATCGCAGGGCCAATGAGACCTGCAATCATCGCTGAACGCACACTGGTCGTGGACTTCTTGCCATTGGACAAGAAGTTGGACACGAACTCCCAAGAGCGGGGTGAGGCGAACGCACCACCCTGCCACTCCGCGCCGTTGAAATCCGACAGATGGCCGGGGCACATCTGCAGATAGGCGATGATCATGGGATTGAGGTTGGCACTCAAGGCCCAGCTGGTCCACTCATCGGTGTCGACACGCATGGTGATGTCGACCAAACGATTCTGTGTTGCGCTGGAGATACGCTCAACGTGAGCGCGATCCATGGCGCGGTTACCAGCGAGGACGATAAGCGTATCGTCGGGCACAGCGTAGTCACCAATGCAGCGGTCAAGCAGCAACTGGAGACTGGCATTCTGTGTAGCCTTCGGTGCGCAAGGGAACTCGTCCAGCAGCCAGACATTGCCAGCTTCGGTCGGGTAGTCGCTAGGCACACCGAACTTCATGAGCGGCGAGGCACCAGTGCGATCGAGGTAGGGGAAGCCACGGACATCGGTCGGTGCAGCATACGACAGACGAGTGTCGGTGAACCTGCGCGACTTGTTGTCCGAGAACTGCCGAATGACTGTGCTCTTACCCACGCCGGGAGGGGCTTGAATAAAGGGCACGAGGTTTGACAACAGACAGTGGTCAAGAACTTCCATAAGCTCTGATGGTTTGATTGTGATTTGTGTAACTTTATTACTCATATGTTTTTTATTTTGTTTGTTTGTGTTGGTGCAAGGCAATCATTTGATTGCTTGCGAAAGGTTCATTTCTCTTTTAGTTTCTTGAGGACTTCTCTTGCTTTGATGTTCATCTTGGCGTCTGTAACCCAGTTGTCCAAGTCGGACGCCGACACTTGTTGGCCGACATAGGTTCCGAGTTGGACATACTCATCGACTACACACTTCAAGCCCAAGCTGGAATGACCCATGGTCCAGCTGCCTGTCCAACCGCCAATACATGCGAGACGTTCGCGGAACGATTCGACATAGGCTGGCCAGTTGTTGGGTATGTCGGATGGCATGACATCCATGAGATGGTCGGGGACGAAGGCGAACTGATCGGTTCCCTCCGCACCCCTGCCGAACACATTCTGACCATCGGTGAGGATTTTGAACAGTTCGGAACGGCAACGCGCCGTCATCGAGTCGCTACCTTGGTAGTTGATCAGCCAGAAAGGCTTGTCTTTACTGCCAATAAACTTGGACAGCTTGAACAGATCGTAGCATCTAATGATCCGGCCTAGCGATTCGATCTTACGAACTTGATCCGAACTCGGGTGCATTCTGGAGTATGTATAAGCGTGTTCGGGGTCACGCTTCCATTGGGTGACCACATCACCACTGGCCTCGACAGTCTTGACCCTTACATCGGGATCGTTGTCGGGATCGTCGGAGATTGAGATTCGTCTGATCCATTCATACAGACACGTGTGGTTTCCGAATACTAACTTGGGTCGTTTGGCTTTTTTGGTTTTCATTTTTGTATACTTTTAGGGTCTTTCACCCATTCGATCTCGATACCTAGGTCGATCAGCGCGTCGAGATCGCGATGGTCGATAGTTTTGCGGCGGGTCAATACCTCAAGAGGCTTGACCATGTCTCCGACTGGGTAGATGGTCTGCCGTCCGTAGACGGAACGTTCAAACAGTTTCAGTTTCACAGGCACAGAGGCTCAAGGGTTCAAGGTTGAGGTTCTTACGGATTGGATACTCCTCGATCGACTCGGCGAGTTCCATGGCGTAAGCCATCTTGTTGTTGAGGCAACGCCCCCTATGCTGGTAGGGGATGTCCAACTCTACGAGATCGCAGAGTTCACGTATCGTGTTAACCAATGCTTGGGTGTGTTCTTCCATACTTTATTCCTCCGTGTTGTTTGTTTGTTGTTCGTCGTAGGGCGAGGGCATTGTGGTCCAGACAGCATCTTCGTTGTCGAGATCACAACTCCACGCCATAAGTTTAGAGTAGACCGGATACAGCCACGACAGACCTGCGTAGTTGAATATGGGGTAGCTGATCCAGTCGCCGAGTTTGTAGCAGATATGTGCCAGTATGATTCGAGGTTTCATAGTTTAGTAGGTTTGGTCTAGCTGCTCCACGTAGGAGCGCATCGAGTTGTTTAGTTGTGTTTCGTCAATGGCTAAATGCATGGCCCGAACGTAGGGATCACCCTCGGGCTGATACATGGTGACGATACGGAATCCAGATAGCTGGGAGCCAAGGACGAGGAGCTTGAGCCCCACGGACTGGCTGACTTTGGAGTAGAGATCGCTTAACATGATGATAGTTTATGGTCCTTGGCCATACGCAGGCACACCTTGTCGAGATAAACTTCCGGATTGTGGGAGTCCAACTTGCGGTAGACTTCCTCGATGAGGATGCTGTGTATCTCTTCGCAGGATGTTTCGTTGGCGATCTCAAGCTGCAGATTGAGCGGCTTGAGGGTTACGTTGATGTCGTATTTCATAGTTAGGGTGTAGGGATTAGCCAGTTTACTAGTGCCATGAACCCAAGGAGCAGGAGTCCAAGGGCCACAATGGCGTTGAAGGATGGGTTGTTTATCTTCATTTGACGGTGCCTATAATGTTGGAAAGACCCTTGTAGAATGGGTCGAGTTTTTCGAGTTCTTCGAACACTTGTTTCAAGTCGGTTAGTCTGCCTTGAGGTATGGAGATCAAAGCTCGGTGACCGTGACCGTTCTCCAAAACCGCAAAACATTCCAGCATGGAGAAAACGCACAGGTTACGCGCTTTGTGTTCAAGGGATTCAAGTTTGGATTGCTTTTCTTCTTCTGTTTGTTTTATTTTTTTCATGGTTTTATTGTTCGGTTAGTTTGAGCAGAACGAGGGTCGCTTGCACGTCCTCGGGTAGCTCCGGTGTTGTGGTGATTCCATACTCGGCCAATTTCTTGGCGAATCTGGAAACGAAGGTGTTGCGCTCCACAATCCACTCGTTGGCGAAGCGGAGACCCTGCGTCCGAGACCAGTCGGACCTTGCTCGCTTGGCTTTCAACGCGCACTTGCGTATTCTTTCGTGGTAGTAGGCGAGGACTCTGTCAGCCGAGACATCCGGAAGCCACGCACTGTCCGCATAAGACAGCCGCAGCACGGCTATTTTCTGCAAGATTTTGGAGTTCACGAATCGGTAGCCCATTGTGTTGGCGTAGCTGTAAGCCAATCTCCGAGCTTGCTGTTGGTGTCTCGACGTGGTGTTGGAGTGCGTGTCTTCGTTGACTGTGAAGGTCGCGTATTCCGGAATCCATCGGATCAAGGGGTAGTGGTCTCCGTAGGAATACATGACGTGTTTATCTGCATAGACCTTGCGGCCCTTGGAATAGACGTTGAGGTTCGAGACGTTGAACATTAACCGATTGAGCCACATTTCTATGGCTTCATGCGGTGTATTGAATGCAAACTTCATGGGATCAAGGAACCAAGGGAGAACGTCAGCGGTTCGAGCTTTGGTTCGGGAGTCAGCAGGTTGGTGACTGGCCTGTGCATGATGTCCTCCGCGAACTTCGCGGCGAGCATTTCCTCACGTGTCAGTTTCTTGAGCGCGGCCCGAGTCATGGACTCCGGAGAAGGCAGCGAGGTGTGACGATGCAGTTGTTTCATTGTTGTGTTTCGTTGTTGCTGTTGCTGGAGAGGCCAGCGGAAAGTGGAGCACCTTGTCGGAATCGAACCGACGATGAGACTTTTGCAGGGTCTTGCCTTACCACTTGGCTAAAGGTGCAGGAAGTTAGTTGAGCAGGAACAGGGGTTTCTCCTCGGATGGCCGTTCGTCAATGAGGTTTAGCCCCAATGTGAGCATGAGTCGAGCGACTAAGGCACAGTGGTTGTAGTGTTCTTCGATGTCCGAGTTGTTGATCGTGGACAGGGATTTCTCGGCCAGTTCACAATAGGTGTTGTAGTATTCATCGGGCACGCCTGTCGTGTTGATGATGTCGATTACTCTGTTGAGGATGGTATCAGCGTTCATTGGAGTGTTAGGCGGCGAGACGTTTGAGCAGGATTGCCCAGCTTCCGACAGGTATGCACTGGTTGGTGCCATCGTTGGTGCGGACAGTGATGCAACGGAGGACGTGTTCGCGTCTGCGTCTATTGCCTTCGATGACTGCTTTGATCCGCTTAATGTTATTCATTATGTTATTTTTGTTCATGGTTTAGTGTTGTAGCACGGGTGAATAGGCGGGAGGGTTACAGTGCCAGCACCGCTTGGGCAGGGCCTTGATACTGGCAAGGATGTCCGCGACTTCCGAGAAATCTAGAAATCCGGAAACATCGGAACGGCTTGAGGTTGGGGCATCGTAAACGATCTGGTCGGTATCCGCATTCATCACGGCGACCTCGAACAAGCCGTCATGACCTCCGTAAGAGTGGGCATGCGACACGATGGAGACAGCATAGCCATTGTCGAAGGCTACGCGCTTGTAGTAGAGGCCGCACTCCCCGAGATAAAAGGGCACGACTTCTTTGGAGAACCCGAAGGGTTTATTCATTGCTGGTTGGTTTCTAATGTGCGAGGGCAGACTCGCGGGAAAGTGTTTGACTCTGTAGATCAGGGATCATAGGTTCAAGGGATCAATGGCTAAAACGAAGATAGCGAGAGAGACTTGGCTTGCAGTTAAGACGTGTTACCTTGCTGGAATGTCCACAAATGATATTGCGGACAAGTTCGGAATTAACAGAGATACCATCACTACCAAGACGTGGAAGGCAGGATGGAATAAGCTACGGAAGTTGCCGGATAGTCAACCAGTAGAGAAGGGAATGGTAGAGAAGGTTGCCGACATGCTGGAAGAAGACTGGAAGACTAAAGGCTCGGCACACAGACGATTGGTGTTCGACAAGGCGAATTCTGCGCTGCGCGAGGCCAACATTCCAGCCCCGAGGACTTGGAAGGATGCCCAGATCGCGGATTCCATGGCTCGAAAGGCTGCTGGCCTCGAAGATTCAGAGAATACCAAGAGCACGATCGTGAATGTTGGTTGGCTGCAGCAGACAGCTGGAGGTGCCGTGACGAAGATAGACATTGAATCCGAGATCATCGACGCAGAAGTGGTCGAAGAGACGGCGATTCTGTCAGATTAGGGTCGAAGGTCTGACAACGGACTCTGTTACCCCTACGGATTTGAAATCCGTTAGAGCAATCCACGCCGCTTCAATTCGGCGATCATCTCGTCGAATGTCGGAAGGACAACCTTGACCTTCGGTCTGCGCTTGCGGGTCTTTGGCTTGCGGAATCCGGGCGTCCGGAGGGCTGAATCGAATGACCAATCCTTGTCATGGAAGGCATCGAAACGCTTCGCGCTTGCAGCTTCGGCCACGGAGCGAAAAACTCCGGAGATCGGGCGGCGTGAGATACACTGATTGTGTTGGGTTGGTGCTGGCATAAGTCGACCCTCTCCGTAAAGAGGGCCGAGTTAACACCCGCTGTCCGTTAGGCTACCGCGAGGATCGCCGAGGCAGCTTGCTGCGCTTGACGGCGAGTGATCTCCGCGATCAGGGCATCGGTGGACATCTTGCTCACGTCCACGTCCTTACGCTGCGCCTTGGTAGGAGCGGCGAGGGTCTGGTGGATGCGACCGCTTGCGGTCATGACCTGCTTCACGATCGTGTAACCTTGGCGCAGGGCCTCGTTCTGGTTGGCGATAGCGACACCTTGCATGGCGCGAATCCGGTCGTTCGCGGCCTTGCGAAGCTGACCTTTGGTCATGTTCGGGTTGGTGGTAGCAATCTCCGCTTTGAGGATTGCAATACTGAAGCCGTCAATCTTCTCCCCTTGGGAGAGAGGGCTGATGATGGAGGCTTCGTGACGGGTGATGATTTCGTTCATTTTTCTGATTTTCTACTGTTGTTGAGGTCGAATTCAACACCCTCGAAGAAGGTGCTGAAGTGACCCCACGCAACCGGGATTCCGTGAACCTTCAACGAAGATTCATGCATGACCTGCAACGCAGGGTGCATTGGTTCCCGATAGCATGGGAATCAGTCCTTTTTTGTGTAGGTTAGCGTATCACGGGCATTCCACTCTCCGTAGAGTGGTCGTTTAACCGCTAACTTTCGTCCCTTTTTAACTCGGTAGGGATGGAGACATCTTGCTCCGCTTCCAGCGTCCCCTTGTGCCATACCTAACACCCTTGATCCTGCACCCTGACCCACCATGGTATCCGACAGAGAACCGCCGTATTCGATGGAGACCGCAGGAGGATGCCGTTGGCACAAGGCACTTATGCGCCTTGGCTTCTGGCCTGCACAAGCCCCATGGCCCATGCTACCACCTTTACATCCGCTTCGGATTTGTCGCCCAACCAAAGGTTCGTGCAATCATAGTAGGCTTTGGTTCACCTATGTCGCATTCACGATACCCCCAGCAAAGGAAGAAACGGATTGAAATGTCAAAGAAGAATCGGTGGGCAACCTGCATTTGCAGGCCGTTCGGGTTTTCCGTGATCACCGCATCGTTGCCGAGTCACAACCACCGACATTCTCTAAACCGATCGGCAAGGTCTGGCCTTTCCTGCGCATTATGCACGCGAAGGCCGTGCGCGAGCGGCGAGCGCGTGGATCGTGGGCGATGCACCTGCGCCTGCGCACCCACCACGCGGGTGGGTAGGTGACGGGGGACACGCACGTTTGCATTTATATATACACCCTCTGAGAAAAAATTTTTTGGTTTCCCGACCTTGGACCCCCTGAACCCATGAAAACGCCTCCTAGGGGCCAAAGAATCAAAAGTAGGGGGATCAGGGGGCTGGACCTAACTGTCGTTTTTTTTTGACAGTTCCGTACTGTTTAACCCGGAGGCCTCGGATCGACTCTCAGTTAACCTATTGCCGCCACCTCAAACCTTTTGTAAGAAAAAGACCCCATTATTTCCGTCAGAGTACTCTGTTATTTGTTGGAAAACGGAGCGACCCCTGTACCCTTCACACCCCCTTATGCTGCTTTACGACCTACGAGGGTATCCTTTAACGATACATAACATTGCTGTTCTTGTAACAAAATGTAGCGAGTTTTTGGTACTAATCGAACACTAATGCGTTATAAATTAGTACATCATTTCATAACGGAGTAGAGAATCGCTAATAGTTCAAATTTGGCTTGGACTATTTACGATTCTGTACTCATTTCGCACATTTTCACGGGTCAACCCACATGTGAGACAAGTTGTCCCTTAATCAAAGGATCCGTTATCACATTGGGTAGGGGAGGAAAAAGTCACCCCTACCCACCTACAGAGAAAGGGTAGGGGAGGAAATCGCAAAAAATTCCACCCCTACCCACCTTAAGTGCTTGATTTTCAAAGTACTTAACTGGGGTTGGGTAGGGGATGTAGGGCTTTTTTAAATTGATTGAAGATAAATTATAATATAAGGAACCGGGAAATCCCCGGCGGGCTGGAAAATCCCGCGTGGAGCCGCACGGTTTCCAAAAAAAGCCCTACATCCCCTACCCAATCGGGGTTAAGTCCCTTGAACCCAGGAACTTATGAACAATTTTTCACCCCTACCCTCACCCCTACCCACCCCTACCCATTTATTGATAAACCCTTGGATCCAAGGAACTTAGGACTTATTTTTCCACCCCTACCCACCCCTACCCAATCGCCCTCCGGGTTCGATATTCTTGAATACCAAATAGTACTGATAACTCAAACTCAATTTTAGCCGCCGGGATATGGTACCGAGCGGTTTATTTAGACTTTAGCCTACCCTTTTCGTCTATGGAGCCGTGGTACTTTTTAGACCAGCTTTCGGCGTCTTTGGGATTACTAAATGATGGGTAGTTGGAAAAGCCGTAGTCCTTTGCTGTTTTTACGGCTTGTTTGATAGAGAGATCCTTGCCCCCAACCATTGTTGGGATTACGAAGGTTTTGTCTCCCAGACCCACTGTGGCTAATTTGACATTACTTCTACTTCCGTCCTTATTACTTACAAAGGGATGGGGGGATGGGAAGCCCTTAAATTCAGGCGGGGTTGGGCGGAAGTCCTTCATAGCACGCGCCAGTAACTTACTTTTACTTTCTTCGGCCATGGGGCGTTGACTGGCTAATACGCTGTCGGACGAATGGGGCCGATACGTGAAGGTAACCCACTACCCACTGTACCCATACTGCCAAAAGCAACCGAGTCATCTAGAAATTGTTTAGCTGAAGGAGGACCTGCAAATGCCGCATCTCCCTTTGCGGCATTAACTAGTCGCTTGGGCGCGTTGATGAGTTTTTTTCTGTATGCTTGATGCGCCGAACGAACTTGGTCGGTTATATCTTCCCAAACGCCGGGTTTCGTATGCGCTTTAACGGTTACCTCGTTTAGAGCTAGTGGGCGGGACAGATCTTTAATTTTAGATGACGCTTCAAGGATGAACCCCTTTTGCCCATACGCTTGCGACTCACTGCCGGGTTTGGCTGCACCAACAGACCAGTAGACTTTGTCTTTTCGTGTTTTTTGAGCAAACTCCGGTGGACGTACTTGTCCAGATCGCACCATGTCGTCAATTTGTGAGTTCCCTGTTGTACGGCTTACACGCGAGTCATCCCAGATTCCAAATTTATTTGATGAGTCCAAAATCCTGCCATGTACAGATTGACGTGCAACTCGGTCGCTTTCCGGGGTTGGGCGGAAGTCCTTCATAGCACGCGCCAGTAACTTACTTTTACTTTCTTCGGCCACAACGTTAACTCAACAACCCCGTCTCCCTGACTCCCATGTTTGGGGTGGTGGTATTCTTGAGGCTACGCATCCCCCTCTTCAGGGCCGACTCTCTCCGCAACCTGTCGAAGTCCGACTCCTCGCTGAGTTCGGCGTCTTTACGGGCTTTAGCCTCGTCCTGCAACTGCTGGAACTTGGAGGCCGCTGTGCCGACCGCCGATGGCTGGGAGTCCCCCACAGCCGCTGCGCCTACGGGGCTCTGGTAGTTGCTCCAAGAACGCTGGGTGGTGTTCGCCCCCGGACTGGCTTGGGGGCTGTACTGCCTAGATGCGTAGTAGAAGTCAGTGCCGACCTTGTCCTGATAGGGTTTAGGACCCTCGTAGTTGCTCCACGAACGCTGGGTTACGTTACTTTTAGTTTTTTCGGCCATAATATCAGGATATTATTTTTTTCCCGACTTAAGTTGGCCCATCGACCCTTCCTTAAGCATGCGCTCTAGGCGCACTTTGTCACTTGCTTCGTAGGAACGCTGTCTGGGTGAATTACTGGATTTGTATCCCGAACCTTGTTTTGGGTAGTTGATCAGATCCATCTCGCCCTCCCGCATCATGCTCTCCGTGGACGGCATGATCATTTTGGCGTTCGGAATCCTCTTCACCGAAATCGTGGGGCCAGCACCGAGGTCACGCAGAATGCGGTCCCGCTTCCTCTGTTTCTCGGCAGACTCACGCCCTGCACTACCTGCACTGCGTGGTTTGGCTATATCAAAAAGGTCTTTGGCTTGTTTTAGTTTGTCCATATGTTTAGTACACGTTTGTTTCGAAATTTGATTTGGCTTTTGACAAGAAAGATGAATCCACTCCCGACCCCTTGTTTGCGTTTGCCATCAACTGTCTCTTTTTTTCAAGATCTCTCTCGTAACGACCCACGTCAAAAACATCAACGGGCCGTCCCGCCCCAACATTTTGTTCCATTCGCTCCTTACCTTCCCTACCCGCTTGTCGGTAGCCGAGGCTATCTTTAAGTTGACCCATAACCCCAGCCGTTTTTCCCAGAGGGTCAAGGGTTCTCTGGGTTGTACTAACAACGGTAGGACGTGGTCCCGGTACGGTGCTTGGTCTGCCTATGTTAATCATATTAATTATTTTTTCTTTTTATAAATGGGTTTCGCGCCCGTAAGTTTTGGCGGCAGTTCTTTCCCATCACGGTAGTATCTAGAAATTGAATCAGCCATTTCAGGTAACATATTCATAGGACTTGTATATGTCTTAGTCGGTTGCTCGTATCCCGCATCCCCCATAATCCTACGTTCACGATTATTCAAACTATAGACTTCCTGCGGGTTTGTGGCACGACTAGTTAACTTTTTCAGCACCCGCTCTTTGGCCACAGGGTTTTCCTTCACTACATCAAAAGTGTCCCCGGTGGCTTGAAGCCTGACCTGACTCTTTACATCGTCCGCTAGTTTACCGAAATTTTTACCAGTGTACCTTACTTTAGGTTGTTCCGTGCTGTAAGAAACTTCGCGATCTAAGACACGTTCCCCCATTTCTGCCGCTGCTTTATCACGCGACTGCTCCGCAGACCCCCGCCCCGCACTGCCCTTGCTGCGCGGTTTGGCTTTATCAAAATATTCTTTGGCCTGCTTAAGTTTGTTGCTCATATCAATTATTTTTTCTTGGTAAAAGTTTCCTCAACTGAAATTACGTACCAAGTTTTACCATGATGTGAGACATGACGCAAGACTCTACTTGAAGATCTGTTTGCCAACATGCGCAGTTCGCGGCCAAGTCTCACCGGAGTGTACCGCGACAGCAGTGGCTTGAGCATGCCCTCGTCCATACCCATGACGCTGGAGAATAGGTCAGTCGCGGTGCCCTTCCACTCCTTCTTGGTCTTCTCGTCACGGCGCACCCCGCTGGCCCACCGATCAAGGATCTCCTCTAGTTTGGTAGCAGCGGAATCCTCGTTGGCTGACTCAATCATCTTGGGATGATGATAGGGCCGTATCCCGAACCTTGGATTCTCGGACCACTCGACGTGGATGGGCGGTGAATAGTCGAGTAACCACCGCAAGAAGTGTGGTAATTCTTTTTTGATAATCTCCTCGTTCTCCTTATTAGAGGAAAACTTGTGCTGGTAGGGCTCAAACTGGAAAAGCATTATCTTATCGAGGATGTTGTTGTCCAGAGTAGGCAGAACCGACAGAGAATGGGCGTCAGTGTTGAGAGTTAAGCACATGCAGCCCGTCCACGGCAATTCTGTGGCATCCTTGAACTTTGGATGGTATATAACCGTGGGGTTGGCTACGTGGGACTTCAAAGACTCTGAAAACTGACGGTGTTTGTCCGGATCAATGGCCGATTGGGGGTCATCGACCACCCAGTGTGGGTGTTCGGCCACTGTCTTGTTGAAGCTGGTTTTACCCTGTAAATAGGGAGCGGCGTCCGCCCAACCACCCAGACTGTCGCCCATGACCTTGCGGTTGAACAGGGTTTTCCCCTGACCCGCATCGCCAGCCAACACAATCAACTGGCTTTGCACGGGTTCGAACTCCAAGGCTGCTTTGTACTTGCGTTTCCAGTAGGCCAGCCAGTAGGGAAGTTGCTCTTCGCCGAAGCAAGACCAGACCCACTCTCTGAGCCACGCCCAAGTAGACTCATCTCCCGTATCAGCAGGAGCAATCGCAGTGCGGTAGTTGATATTAAGTATTCTGGTGTTGCCGACATCGACTATCTCCCGCTTGTCGAACAAGATCGGTGCCGCCGCGTCCACCCGCCTCTGGGTTTCGATTGCGTGGAGTACTCGGTCCATTTGAGATGCACCCTTCTTGGACTCAGTCTTGATCCCATGAACCCTGAGACTTCGAGCCACGTTCTCCACTTTCGCATCGTACCAGCGATTGGCTCCGTTCTTGAACCAGTACGCCTTGCCATCATAGTAGTACTCCATGACGGCTTTGCCGATCACCTCTTGACGGTACTGGTCAACAAACTGCTTACCCAGCAGGTCGGCCCAAGTCATAAACGATTTACCAGCACGATCCGTGTAGCAGATAATCCCCGCTTCGGCTACCTGACACCCGATGCGAGTGATCCCATCGTTAAGCCAAAAGGTCGGGCCACGAGACCCCACAGTGAAGTCTCCCGGCCACGCTCCGGGCCAGCGAGCTTCGACTTCGGCGGCGATCTTATCAATAGGAATTTCGAGATCGCTCCCCGCGACTTTGTTCCAGTCCACCTTGCCGCTGGCTTTGACGATCAAATCCCCCATCACGGTATCGGCTACTCCGGGAGTACCGCTTACGGGTACCCAGCCGTGGCCGATCTCAAATAGCTGGTTGAGTCTGAAGGTGCATTCGTCGATCCCCGGAAGGACATTGCCCAGCTTGAACTTCTTGGCAATCTCCTTCATCAGATGCTTCGTCATCTCCGGACAGTCCACCAGCACCGGAGAGTCGAACTGCCAGACTACACGGGCATTGCCGCTGAAAGTACGGCTGACCGCAGCAGGCATCGCGTCCGCATCACAACGTGCAAGTATGTCCTGCAGGTTGAAGTTAGGATCGAGCTTCGCATCGTAGTCAGCAACGAGCCCGTGGAGCCACTTCGCCGGATTCTCCAGCGAGATGCGCTTGTGCGGGTTGACGCCCTCCGCTGCCGTGTAAAAGCAGTGGTCTACAGCTTTGTCGCGCACCCACTTATCGTAGTCATCTTTGGTAGCTACGTTGGCGGGGTATCCGGATGAAGTTGCCAGCCACGGGTCGCACGGCATTTCCTGCACGTCCGAGGAGGCTAGGTTCTTTGCGTAGAATGTTTTCATTGTGGATCTCTCACAAAGACTTCCCCTTCAATGTCCATGTGCTCCAGTCTTCTGATTTTTAAACCGTTGTCGCTATAGGCCCACATCACCCCGTCTTCCGCCAGTTCAGTGGCTACGCCTTGGTTGAATTCAAACTTAAAGCGGTCTGTCCAACCACTAAGTCTTTCCAATACGTCGATTGAAGTCTGTGTCATTTGTGTGTTTGACATGGCGATTATTTCCAAAGACCCCTGTGGCACATGAGCCCGATGATTCCGTAGTTCGCTACATCGAGCCAAGTGTCGGAGACCTTTTCGTGTTCGGGAGACTTGTCGTTCCAGACCAGTGTTTTCAATCGTTCGAGCTTGTCGTTGAGTCGGACAATAACGCCCTTCTCGCCGAACGCGCTGATATTCCCCGGACCATAGTCCCGGTTCTTGCGATCAAGTAAGATGGCCGCTTCGCACAATGCATGGAAGCACTCCCGTCCCAGCTTGGTTTCGATACCCAAGTCGTGGGCTGCGTTCCGCATGATATCGTAAAGTTCCGCCTCAGTTTTGGGCCTAGATTCGAGCCCAAAGTCTTCGGGTTTGCAGGTGGTGGATACAGTGTTTGACATATTATTTTTCGTATTTTTTGGTTATCTTGGTTTCGCAAGCCAGAGGCAAATTACTAGCCCACTCAGGCGGTCTTTGCATGATTGCTTCAATAGTTTTCTTGGCGACATCAGCCTCGCTGTCTTTGACGCAGCAGACCACTTCGTCGTGGACTCGCATAATGACGGGAATGTTGGCTTCCCGTATGCGTCTCACTGCAGTCATAAAACAGTCTCTGGCCATTCCTTGGGTGATATTCTCGGTCAGGGAACCACCCCACCACTTCATTCGCACATACTTACCTCCGCGAACGATTTCAGCACTGAGATGGCCCTCGTTGTTGTTTGGGTTTCTGTATGAGAGTTTCCGGCCACTAGGTAATTCGACTTCGTAGGTTTCGTCATTCCGTGTCACCGACATGCGAAGATTGTTTTCCAGCAGTTTCCAAAGAGCGAGAACTTTTGGATTTTTTCTGCGATAGAGCGCAACCAGTTCCCCCGCACGATGGGTTTCGAGTTCGGTCACCTCACAAAAACGTTTGATACCCATCCCGTAGCCTAGGCCCAGATTGAGTTGCTTTACCAAGTGCCGCACCCCTGTCTTGTCTTCCCGCAGGGATTCGGGTTTGTCCCAGAAACCCCAAGCCCTAGCCTGCGCTTCGTACAAGTCGGGACTCTTGGCAATAAAGTCGAGCATCTCCATATCTCCCGCCAGCCACGAAAGGCAGCGCGGTTCGATCTGAGACAGATCTGAAATAACAAAGGAATATCCTTCCGGGGCCTCGATGAGCCCTCGAACATTGACCCCGTAGCTCTCGGCTCGCTGGAGGTTCTGCATATTGAGCCCAGCGTCTCCGCTGTCCCTACCCGTGGTAGCACCGAAGTATTTGAGGCCGTACGCCATCCAACCATCCGGTCGCAGACGCTTGCGCATCGTCTCCAGCTTCTTAAGGAGAATGTTGCATTTACGGTACTGACGCATAGCCGATACCCAAGGGTATGTCGCACCGTATTGAGCTTCCCACGCTTCACACTCCGGACTGTCTTCCGCCAGCGAAGGAGGCGGGGAAATTCCCACTTTCCGGCACTCTTCAGCCAACGCAAGGGCCGAGAGAGTTGGGCGATCGTCCTCAACCCACGGGAGTTTGATTCTAGCCTCCCAGAGCAAAACTTTAAGGTGTTCTATGCGATCTGATATCGTGACACTGTTGAGCGGCACTCCCTGCAGACACATTCTCGTGGTCTCCCTAGAGAGCCACCGCTCGTGTTCGGGCCAGCGATCGCCGTATTTCTCCCAAATCTGTAAGCAGAGTTCGGCGTCTTTGATGGCGTATTCCTCGACTTCTTTCCGGAACTCGGGGTCCATATTAGCCCAACGCTGCCCTTTCATTTTGTTTCGCGTGTCTTTCGACACATCTGCGCCAAGTAAAGTTGCAGAGGCGTTCTTAAGATTTCTCGGAGCCCCAAGGAATGCCGACAGGTCGGCGGTGCAGTCCCATACAGCGGGGAAATGGTGGGGGAGTTTGTCGGACTCAACCAGACTTTCGTATACGGGTTGGTCGAATGATCTGTTGTGGCTGACCCAACGCCAGTTAGCCCCCGATATGGAGGACCAATCAAAATTTTCGGGGTGGCCACAGTATTTAAGCCCCGTTGTAGTGGCAATAGTTACCAAATAAGCTTCGAATTCAGAATGGCGACAGTAGTGCCAGACCCCTTGTGTTTCGATCCCTATTTCTTCGTTGTAGAAAGTTTCGAAATCTACGGCAGCGGTTTCCATTTTATAAAAGTAAAGGTTCGGGTACAGCTTTGTTTCACACTAGGGAACACATGAGGGGCGTTTTTCACGCCTACGATAACCCTGTCGTGCGGGATCTCCCCGCACAGCATTCGCCGTACCCGAACTGTTAATTACTAGGCATTCGCCATGGAATCAAAGAATGCAATAGCATCCTTATCATGCATTCCACGGAATGTCACCTCCGGAATAAACCAAGATCCCTTGGTATTTTTCTGGAGTTGGCTTGTCAGATCCCACTCGCCAAGCCAGAGACCATCACGAAGCTGGCTGTAACCTGCTTTGATGACCTTTTTACCGACTGACGTGAACGCGGTAGAGGCAACAGTGTACACAGCATTTGTGTACTGTTTGCCATCATGTTCGCGGTAGAAATGACTAGCATGCTGCTCAGAGATGCTGTCCGGTTTGGCAATCGCCAAAAACAGATGAGCAATCTCTTGGAAGTAGTTAGGCTCGCCATAACGGAGTGACCCGCCGTTGTCTATAACTTCTTGCTGAGTAGTAAACACCAGTGGGGTAGACGGATCACCGTACTCCAACTTCTGTTTATACTGCTTAACAAGGCGCAAGACCGTAACTTTAAGAGCGTCTTTGCCGTTGCTAAGATTGACTTCTTTGTCGAATACAAAGGAGCCGGGAATCAAGCCCGAATCCACGAGTGGCCCAGTCTTTTGAACTAGGTTGATACGAGGAAGGATGATGTCCTTTGTTGTGATCTCGCCTTCGATGCCTCGGGCACCGCCGCTGATCACTTTGTTAGTTGAAGACATCGTGACCGCTTTTGATTCGGCACCAGCCGGAACGATCTGAGCTTCGATGATTTCAGGCTCGCTGATAACAGGAGCCGCGTTTTTGAACGATACAGTAGACATATGGTTTACTTAGTTTCTAATGGTTTATTGGTTTTTATTTTTTCTTAGTTGATAGGAAACCCCTTCATCTTGAAGGACCCCTAAATCCCGCAACTTCCCTTCGAGGGCAGCGCGAGTTTTCGCCTTTGTGCCGCGAGCGGCTTTCTGGGCAAAAATGTCTTCCAACTTGGTCACGGAGACCTTGTCGACGGCAGAGAGGAAATCACGCAAGTCCACGCTATCCTTAACGGCCTCGTACGCACCTAGCGCACTTGTAATTGTTCTTGGCTTGGTCATCTCAATGACCTTGAACCCCGGAAGCTCCAAACCTTGATCCACGGCCATTTCGGTAGCCCGTTTACGGACCCCTGTCGCCCATGATTCAATGATGGGGACTAAGGTTAGTAGGTCGGAAACTTTTTTAGGATCATCTTGTTCAGAACCACGGACAGAGTCTGGGATGACCAGTCCTTCCGTGTCGTATCGTTTCGCAATGAGAAGAGCTTTCTCGGCCAACGCGGTGCATCGTGCCTGATTGCCACAATAATCGCAAACTCCAGCTTGCGGATTAAACACACCACCCAATTTGGCACGTTCGATGACTGTTGACACACGTAACTTGATACCACCCATATCACTTCTTTTGTACGTATGCATTGATACCTCGTCCCGCGCTGGCACGAGAAAATACATGGTGATTTCGTCAATATTGGTAAATTTTTGGAATAGTCCCAGCACGTAAGCCTGACCTTGGATATTGATTTCGGCGTCATCGATTGCGCTGAATCCGGTCTTGTAATCGATCGCGTCCGCTACGCCATTGGCGTACGTGATAAACCGATCACAGGTGCCGAAAGTACTGCGATCCGCGCCTAGATCAATATTGACCTTGACCTCGCGAAAATCTTTCGTCACCTGCCTACCCTTGCAAATTTGGGCTACATAACCTTGGAGCAATTCATAGATGGATCGTTCCTCGTCGTTAGCACATTTGGACGGGTCATCGAACTCCATCGCTTCGTGAATTCGGTCACCCTTTTCGGAAGCCCAGTTCTTGCCTTCGCGGTTGCGCCAGCTGGGGCAAATCTCCTTGTATTTGAGACTTGAAGGCCCGTGCTCCGCGTGAAGTTTCTCTACCGTTTGTGTCGGTTTCTCATTCATGTGCGGGACATTGATACTCAGTGTTTCCGGTTCGGTCAAATCTTTTTCGTGCAGATCCGAAATATTTTTTAATTTAGCTCGAACGCTCGTTTCAACTTTCTCTTCAACCGTACCCGCCGCGAAGAGGATCCGTTGAACGCTGTCGCTTTGGGCTCCTGCTCGGTCAACCCGTCCGATGGTTTGGAGCATGTCTTTGGCGTTGTACGTTGGTGAAATAAGGGCCGTGCGGGGACGAACTCCCTTGACATCGTGGAGCGAAACTCCCAGTCCTCCAGCGGCAATGTTGCATAAGATAACGTGTGTTCTGTCTGCGCAAAAGTTATCCACGGCTTTTTCTCTGGCTTCCGCTTTTTGACCACCTTTGATGACTTCGTAAGGGACTTTGAGCCGTTGCCCAATCGCTTCAAGCGTAGCATCAAAGTTGAGGAAGACGGCCACCGAATTGCCTGCTTTGATTTCGTCTTCGATGATTTCAACCGTTGCTGGTACTTTTGCAAGTTCGATTCCTTGTCTAGCTCGGAGTTGAGCAACAAGTTTTTGGGCGGCTTTGTTTTTGCTGTCTCCCTTGGCCCTTTGTTCGAGGGCTGAGAGTTCTTGGTCCATTTCGTCATAAATTTTTTGGATCTGACCCTTGTCTCCGAAGTCTAACGGGTCGGTGATAATGCGTGTGTTTTTGAAAAAGTCTTTGAGGTCGGCTCGCGTCATGCGATCGCCCCGCGTTGGGTAGAGTTCTTGGTTTATGCTGTCTAGTGCCCATCGCTCGTTTTGCTTGAACTCCAGCGCACCCCACGGGTTTACGTAGCAGCCACGAGTCTTGGCCCAGTTAAAGTAGTTTGAGAGGCTGTGCAGCCCAAGCACAAACCCGCTGGCTCGCATCTCGGTAGGATCTTCGCAAGCTGACGCCGAAAGCAAAAGGTTTACCCACTTCTTTGCCGAGATCAGCATTTTGGCGTTCTTACTCCATAGTCCTTGGCATCGATGAACCTCGTCCCAAATGATTAGTGCATCGTCCGGTATCGTGAACGTGAAGTTCTTTGCCGCCCAGTGGCCGAATCGTGTGCGACCCGTGCGCAATTTTTCGTAGTTAACGATACCGATCACCGAAACACCTTGTTCAGCTAAAGTTTTTTCCCACGAAGGGATGACGATTTTAGGGCAGATGACAAAGGCTTTCTTACCAAGGGCCTTGGTAGTTTCGACGGCGCAAACAGTTTTACCAGTCCCCGTGTCGCTGGAGTCAAGCGCGGCGTTGTTACGCAGCAAAGCCGTGCAGATTTTTTGCACATGCGTTGCTTGGACTGGGTAGAGAGTTTTCAGCGGTTCCAACCCTTCTTAAGATGTCCAAAATCCCTAGGTTCCGTTACTTCGCACACTTCACCACAAATGCCACATTCATCAATGTGGTAGCAAGCTCCGTAGGGATTGCCTTCGGGTCTTTTCCCGTGGAGCTTACCGCAAGGATTGCAAATCCAATCCGGATACTTCTTACGGAAGATAGAATCGTAGTTTTTGCGATACTCGTCCCCGTTTACTGGACGGGGAGAGTCGCCTTTTCCTGCCTGACTTAGATCGTTAATAGCCATGGTAAAAAATGTGACCCCCACACCAAGACCTTTAACAGGTCCCCCAAGTATGAGAGGTCACTACACAGGGCAAGCTGTCAACATTGCGCGAGGTTCCCCCGAACCTTTTAATAATGTCCGCTTGTTCTCCCATATGTAAAATTTAAATAAGTTCACGCTTGGCTGCGTGGTAAATTAGCAAGGCGTCCGCGTTCGCCAGAGTTACCTTGCGGTTTGGATAAAGCATTTGAGCTTTAGCCTTTAAATGGTTTTTCCACTCTGTTTTTGAACGCCCATTCGAGGTACCAAGCCCCAAGGCTTTCTGCCATTTTTGTGGTGTAACGTGCCTTATTTCGACACCCATTGCATGCGGTATAGCCTCTAAGTGCCCATAATTCTGACCGAAGTTAAACATAGCTGATCCCGGAGCACCTCTACCACCGATGTAGCCCCCCACTTTTTCGAGATAGACCGTACAGTCTGCGACTTTAACGAGTTTTCGAAAAAGCTCAACCATGTCGCCAAGCGTATCCGGCATGTTAAAACAGTGCGGATCGTCGAGAGTTTGCCCTGCTACGAAGGCTCCAGATTTCCCCGGATCAATTGCTACGATAATCATTGGTTTAGTCGAAATGGAGGCAATGCTCTGTCTTCATTTGATTAATAAGCTCGTAAAGCTTTTCCACAGTAGCTGTATCCCAATCGGGATCAGTAGAATGGCGAATATGAGAACGAAGATGATTAGCAAACCCATCAAGAACAAAAAGAAAATCGCTTGCTTTACAAGCCAAATCAAATTCCTGTCGCTCTTCGGGCAGTTTAAAGGAGAGGGTTCCATCAGCCATTTTATTTTAGGTTAGTGTAAGTACGTTGAACCACGTTTCAGCTTCGGATTTAGTCACGAGACCTTTGTAGTTTTGTTGGATAACTGTAGGTGAATTTCCACACTGTTCCGCTACTTCTGCTGCGTTTCGTGTTAAGGAAATTTGACACGAAATAAAAGTTTTACGCAACCCATTTTTTTTCCACGCGACCCCACTCCCACCCACCAGCTTTGAAATGTGGGTTGAACAGCTATCCTGCAAAAATTTAGTGCAGTCCCTTAGTCTGGCTGTAACTGCGAGTTTTCGTAAGGTTTCTTCCACACATTTGGGAAAGTAAGCCACCCTACCACGGTTGGTCTTGGTCAATTCTGGCCCAAGGATAAAAGCCCGTTCGTCCCAGTTGATGTCACTCCACTTCAAACGCTCAATTTCAGACATCCGGATACCCGCATACGCCCCCGCAATAAGCATGGGCAGGGATCGTTCGTCAGCCACAGCTACCAGTTTAGCCAGTTCCGCCGCAGTGAATAACTCAGGGCTTTTGTTTTTGAATTTCGGAAGTTCTGTCTCCTCAACACAGGATTTGTGGATGTAGTTCTGGTTTTTAGCCCATTTGAACAATCCACGAAGACTTGCCCGATGGTTAAACCTAGTTCTCAGATCGATCATGTTCAACAGGTAGTCGTTTATTCCAGCGGAAGTTATCGCACTGATGTTGACACCTCCAAATTTAGTTGAAAATTTGTTCAAATGTTGTTGCAGAGTTTGTCGATATCTCGACCCTATGCCAGAATTGACCTTGACCGCTAGGTACCCCTGACATACTTTTTGAACCGTAATTGACGGCAGCAAATTGTGGGTTTGAGCGTAGTACTTGACTACCTCCTCTATCGGCACGTCCCCTACAACATGATCCCAACTTTTTTTGGACACAGCTTCCCGTTTACGGGGTTCCTTGGGGGGATTACCTTCTCGGAACAATGTCATAATTTCAGTAGCTCGCGCCTCTGCGTCGAGTTGATCAGTAGTAGTTTCCCTAACTCGTTTATCCCCTACGTACCACGAAATGGTGAACATATTACCACCGTCTTTAACTTGACGGTAAATAGTGATTTTGCCGTAGCGCGATTTGTGGACACGCGGCCAGTTCAGTGTTTGAGTCTGCTTCATGTGTTTAAAGTTGTGTGGGGCTACCTTGACTTCTCGGGCCAATCTTGTCAAAAACTTTTTTAACGATGGCTTCAAAAAGTAAAATGGTGATGGTTTACGGACGGGAATTCCCTGCCGATATCACGTTGGTGACCTTGGAATTGAGTTGCCTCAATGATCCCCCTCCCCAGTCACCGGGGAAACTTTTCCACTTCAAACAAGTAGTGGATTTACTTTGGAACCATCCTGATTCCAAGATGCCGATCGAGTGGACGCCTTGGCTGGAGCGCATGATCGAGGCCGCTTTTGAACACAAGTACTTGGCGGTAGCTGGTTGCGCCAGTAGCGGTAAGTCCCAAGCGTACGCATTGTGGGCCATCGTAAATTTCCTCATGAAACCTTGGGCCACGCTTGTTATCGTCACTTCAACAAGTTTAAAGGAGTCGCGGAAACGTATTTGGGGTGCAATTACCGACCTATGGCGAGCAGTTCCGGGGCTGCCGGGAAAACTAGTTGATTCAGTAGGCATGATCCGCATGGATGACGGCTCCGACACCAAATATGGTGATCGTTGTGGTATTGCCCTCGTAGCTGCTGAACGTAAGAAAGAACGCGAGGCCGTGGGTAAATTGGTTGGTATCAAGCAGCAACGAGTGATTTTTATCGCAGATGAGTTGCCCGAACTCGGGGAGTCTATCCTCGAAGCCGCCTACACCAACTTGTCCAACAACCCATTTTTCCAACTCATAGGCATTGGCAACCCTGCCAGTTACTACGACCCCTTCGGTCAGTTCGCCACCCCTAAAGACGGGTGGGGTTCAGTTACCGTGGAAGATGAGGAGTGGGAGACAGAACGAGGTCATTGCTTACACTTCGATGCACACAAGTCCCCTAACATCATCGCCGGACACGTGGTGTACCCGTGGATGATAACCCCACAAAACCTTGCAGAAAGTGCGGATAAACTGGGAGACAACAGTCCCGGTTACTGGAGAATGTACCGTGGATTCTGGTGTCCGACAGGTTCGGATACCTCAATCTACAGCGAGTCTGACATCATCAAGTACGGAGCCGACCAGCGAGTTGAGTGGATTGACAAGCCCACCAAGGTAGCCGCTTTGGACCCCTCTTTCAGTGCTAACGGCGACCGCAGCGTTTTGTATTTTGGGTTTGTGGGAGTTAACATCAGTGGGAAGAGGGTTATTTGCCTTGATCACTACGAGGAGCTTCGAGAGGACGTGACCAACAAAGAGGAGCCTAGGGCTTTTCAAATTGCCCGACAATTTAAGGATAAGTGCGAAGCGTGGGGAGTAGCTCCCCAAGATGCTGCTTATGATGCCAGCGGAGGAGGTGCGCCCTTTGGTGACGTGGTAGATGCGCTCTGGTCCCGTAAGGTGCTTCGGGTGCAGTTCGGCGGTAAAGCCAGCGAAAAACCCGTGTCTCTAACAGACAGAGTACCGGGTCATGAGAGATACGCAAACAGAGTATCAGAGTTATGGTGGACAGGTAAGGAGTTGATACGGAATAAACAGCTATTCGGAGTGTGCCGGGAGTTGGTCCGAGAAATGACCGAACGACAGTACACCACGGAAAAAGGCTTGAGTATGCGTATACGAGTCGAAACCAAGTCGGATATGAAAGTTCGTATCGGCAAGTCTCCCGACATTTCAGACGCCGCTTTCATTTTAGTCGAGTTGTGTCGAACGAGGCACAAGCTAACCGCAATTGATAAAGTTGCCAACAATCCATATCAACAGGATGCAAGCTATAAAAAGTGGTTTAAAAAAGTTGACCTGAACCGAAAAGCTAGTAAAACACTCACTTATGGGAGTTAAGTCGGCAATCAAACCACTGCCGTAAACTTACCAAACTCGACAAAATCACATGCTTGTAATTATCCCTGTCAGTGAAGCTGACGAGCAGATGGTCGGACCATCTTCGGAGTTGATCGCCAAACTAGGCGGCTGCCCCAATCATGATTTACTTGTGGTAGGTTCCACAGATTGCCAGCCCTTGGTTAACGAACTCCACGCAAAGTTAAAAGGTCAATTCAGGGATACCTCCACTTACGTTTTCCAGTGTTTGGCGAGAGGTTGGCCGCTAGGACCTAATGCATATTTTCGCAATACTGTATCCTATCTGTACACAATAACAAATACGATTGACCAACCTTGGTATTGGTTTGAACTGGATAACACACCTCTCAAAAAAGGTTGGTTGGACGCCCTTCAAAAAGAATACGTTGCAGCACATGCGGTCTTCCTAGGAGCCAAACATGCTACTTACTATGTTGATCAAAATAACAAACTATTACCCAAAGGATATCACATGGCTGGTACGGGCATTTACCCCAAGAATTTCACGCAACTCTGTGATTTGTGGCGTTTTGAAGAGGGTGTAGCGTTTGATGTTTGGATTCAATGGGAGGTCATCAAGGCGGGGTTGACCGACACTCCTTTGATCCAGCATAACTGGAAAACTTGCAATTACCGTAGGGAGGGTGGGGAAATTGTCTGTGATAATTTTGACATGCCCCATCCAGATTTACACACCAACAAACCAATTTCTCCCGAAGCAGTTGTCGCCCATGGCTGCAAAGATCTTTCCTTGGCAAGGTTGCTTTTGTCTGAGCTAGGTGGTAATAAAGTCAAAACTAATTCTTCCCCCATTAGCGGGGATGTGGTAGAACCCGTTAAGTCAACAACCACCAAAAAGAAAATTGCGACAGATAGACGAGTGAAAAAAATTAAGAATAATTTAAAGCCTGAATGAACGATACCCTTCTCCAAAACGTATCCGAAACTGGTGCGCCCCGTAGTCGTGTAAAAGATTCAAAGTCTTTGCACGAAATCTACCGCAAACTACGAGATGCGGACGATAAATCTTCAAAAAATCGCGCCGAAATCCAAGCGATGTTTGACGGAGTGCCTCCGTATAGCGATGTAGATCTTATGGCTAGTGGGCAATCCTACCGCTGTAACGTAAATTTTGATGAAGCCTCCACTATCCAAGAAAGCGCAATGGCTGGCTATGTGGATATTATCCATTCTGTAGAGCATCTCCTATCTTTAAAAACTGATCACGGAGACACCAAAACTCGTTTGGAGTATTCAAACGTTATTGCTGAAGAACTTACTAGGGCCATACGTTCGTGGCCGCAGTTTAACTTTAACTACCTCCTGCTCTGCCAGTATTTCGTCACTCATGGTGTGGGCATTGCGTACTGGGAGGATAATATCGACTGGCGTTGGCGCGTTTCGATGTTCGGCGATTTCCTTATCCCACGAAAGACTCTTGCGTGTGAAGACGAGATCGAAGTTGCTGTGTGCGTCAGGTCTTACCAAGCGCACCAGCTTTATCGCTTTATTGAGGATGCCGAGGCCGCTACCGACATGGGGTGGAACGTGGAAGAAGTTCGCAAAGCTTTGATTAAAGCCACTAACGGATCTACCGGAACTTTTACCGAGTGGGAAAAACTGCAGATCGAGTTGAAGAATAACGACTTGTTTACAGGCACTGCAAACGCCTCAGAAGTAAAAGTTATCCACGCTTGGGTTAAAGAGTTCGATGGTTCGGTGTCCTATTACATGACTCTTGAGAATAATGAGTCGGAAGGTTTTCTCTGCGTTAAGCGCAGTCTTTACGATCACATCAATAGCGCGTTCGTCTTCTTCCCCTACGGCATTGGCACCAACGGCTACTATCATTCAATTCGAGGACTAGGCTATAAAATTTTTCCCCAAGTACAACTCAGCAACCGCCTCCGCTGCCAGATGGCAGACGGGGCAATGTTGAGTTCCACGCTACTGCTCCAGCCCCAGAACGAACAGGCACTTGAAGATCTAAACTTCACTTACTATGGTCCCTACTCCGTACTAGCACCGGACATGATTAACGTTGTCCCCAACGCCATGCCTGACGTGAGTAGGACCGCCATGCCGTTTTTGCAGGATCTTTCTGCTCAAATGCAGAGTAAAACTGCGAGCTATGATTCCGCGTCCGCGATATCGGACACCCGAGAGAAATCTAAACTGGAAGTACAGTCCATTCTCTCTAGCCAAGCGCGACTTTCGGTCGCCTCACTGAATCTGTTCTATGAACCTTGGGGCCGAGTACTCAAGGAAATGGTTCGCAGGTTTGTTCGGGGTGGGTACATGTCCGACGAACCGGGGGGTCGCGAAGTTCAAGATTTTTACAATCGATGCGCTTTGCGGGGTATTCCTGTAGAAGCTATCCTCGCTGTCGACCTTAATTCCGTACGTCCTGTGCGAGCAATTGGCGCGGGTTCTGAGGCTGCCCGACTCCTAGCTACCAACGAGTTGATGGAACTTATGCCCGGTTTTGACGAGTATGGTCGTAAAGCCGCTCAACGAGATCGCGTTGCCGCACGATTTGGTTATGATTTGGCGGATCGATACACCCCTGCTCCCGATGCAGAAGCGCGACCTGTTATCGATGTTAAGATCGCTGAACTCGAAAATGGAGACATGCGTTCCGGAAACCAAGTTCAGGTCCTGCCAAACGAAAATCATTTGGAACACGCCAAAGTTCACCTCGCCGCTCTGGGTCAGACCGCACAAACTGTAGAGGCAGGCCAAGCCCCAATCGAACAGGTAATTGACTTCCTTGTTAACCTGTACGGCCACGTCACTATTCACGTGGAGGAAGTTTCAAAGGATGCGACCATGCCCGAAGCTGGTGCAGCATTGAGGAAATCACTCCAGCAATTCGGGGAGATTATTAATAACGGGGTCAAACAAGTTCAAAAATTGCGGGAGCAACAGGAAAATCAAAGTGCTCCCGGAGCGGAAATGGCTGCTGCTGAGCAACAGTCTAAATACGCGGACACCCTCCAGCAAAAATTGCAGGAACATCAGGCCAAGTTGCAGATGATGCAGGAAACCCATCAGATGCGCTTGAATTTGCGTCTGGCAGATGTTCAGCAAAAATTAGCCTTGCGTGACGCAGAAGTTGCTAACAAGATCTCCAAGCAAACACTCGTCTAACATGCAAGTTAACAAACCCCGCCGTATCCAAGAAGGCGAGCCCGGATATGGTCGTAAAAAATTCAAAGTTTTAGCCAGTGAAAACGGCAAGACAAAATCTGTCATGTTTGGCGATCCGAACATGACTATTAAAAAAAACATCCCCGAACGTAGGAAGTCTTTCCGTGCCCGACACGGGTGTGATACTAAAAAACACAGCAAACTTTCAGCAGCTTATTGGTCTTGTAAGGCTTGGTAGTATGACACTTAAAGAATGGCACAGCGATCCGGAGCTTCGTATGGCTCTACGAAAAGTTCTTTCGACACCCCCTATGCGGGAAGCCTTGGAACTACTTACTCAAATTAATTTGCCTAGGTACACCACTCCCCAAAACGGGGACCCGATGATTTCTTCCGCCCTACAGCACGCCCGAAATTCCGGCTATTTTGATTTTAAACGCGCCCTCACTAAACTTACTGAGGACGCACCAGACCCTAAAAAACAACTCCCCGAACCTTGGGGCAGTGTTCAATAATTTATGAGTACAGAAAATACAGCTAATACAGCAACCGAAACCAGCACGTCTCCCACTTCTGCGGCAGACTTAACCCAGTCCCTGACAGCGGAAACGCCATCATCGACTGTAGACAACGTACCAACCGGAGATTTTGCTTCGTGGCTGGACGATAAATTTAACAGTTTTGAAAAGGGTCAAGAAGTTGCTCCTTGGGATAAGAAAGAGGAGACGGAGTCCGCAGAGAGTTCAGAGGAGACTAAAACAGAAACCAAGACAGAAGAAGTCGAGGAGAAATCCGACACTGAAGAATCGGATGAGGAAGCTGTAAGTGAAGATACCAAGACCATGACGGGGTCTGCGGGAGCTAAATTTAAGGAGCTTAAAACTGAGCTAAAATCTTATAAGTCGAAGATTGCAGAGATGGAGAAAATGTTGGCCGACAGAGAAACCCAATCGGGTAACTCTGAAGAATCTTCCCAACAGCTTGAAACTCTAAAAGCCAAACTCGATGAATACGAACGCGAAATAGCCGTTTCGAGGATTGAAGCTTCCCCTCAGTTTAAAGAGGCAGTTATGGGGCCGACCCAGATTATTTTGGACTCTGCCATCTCTCTGGCCGAGAAATACGAGGTAGCCCCGAGAAAACTTGTGGATGCCCTGCGGGAAGAAAGTGCAGGAGATGCCTCAGATTCTCTGACCGAAATGGCAGCTGACTTTAGTGAAAGAGATCGTATCCGGCTCTATCGCATGGCCGACGATCTGGCAGAAGTTTCGCGTAGGCGCGACTTCCTTAAACAGAACGCGGCCAAAGCTATGGCCGAAATGACCGAGAAGCAACAAGCTTACGAGGTCGAGGCTGAGAAGAAATATCGTGAAGAGTCACTTAAAGTAGCCAATACAACGTGGTCGGAGACCTTTGAGAACAACCCAGTTATCCAGTCCCTCGGAGAGGAAATTGTAAAAGAGTTGCGTTCTTCAGCCACCGAAAGCGATCTTCTCGACACCGCTCCGGAAGAACGTGCGTACGCTGTGTACGCTGGTGTGGCCCTACCCCACCTTGTTAAAAAATACACTGAAATTGCTAACAAACTAGTCGAAACTGAAAAAGCTCTCGGCAAGTATAAAAAAGCCACCCCTAAAGTAAGTGGTAACGTCGACACTTCTTCACAGAAGCAAGAAATCGGCGGCTTCTTAGATGCGATTGAAAAAAGATTCATATCGGGTTAATTTTCTTATTGACTACTTTGGGGCTTTTGTTAATTTGCTATCGTTCGTTGATATAGAACTAAAACTATCAAAGCTCGCTCGGAGCTAATATCCGTTCTAAACCAGTCAGAGCTAAAAGGAGATGTAGTTAAAATCACATCTTCTCACGTTGGCTCACGTGAGATCGAAATAAATAAAATCGGATAGGAAAGACATCACTTCGTGTGAAGTGTTGTAAAACCTATCCACTAATCTTAGATACCCAAGGAGGGTTTTTATTATGGCATATACCATCGACTCGTGGCTGGCTGCGGAAAGCGGACGCATCGGCCCCGATATTTACAACAAAACTTTGAACACGTCACCGTGGTTGAAGTTGGTCAAACAAGATACGTGGCCCGACGAAATGGGCACCGACATCTCGGTTCTGACCTATTCCCGCTCACTGCCTGAAAGTGCAGACGCCCGTCTAACGTGGAACTCGGTCGGATTCAACAACAACTCCAGCGGTGGAACTTGTGTTCCTTCGGCCACCCAAGTTAAGTTCTACAACAAGCTCGTTAGCTACAATCTGAAGCAGACTGCTATTGAGTCTCCTCCGATCTGCGTTAACGATCTGCGTTTCTCGTTCCGCCGTAAAGACCAGCTGAGCAACATTTTCCGTATCCTTACGGAGAATACCTCGTGGGCTTGGCAGACGCGCTATCGTGACGAGTACCTCCGTCTGTCCAACAACAAGATTCTGGCTAACGCCTCGATGACCTCCGGCACGGCGAATTTCCCTGCTGCTGAGCCTACTTCGAAGCTGGTCCAAGGAATCCTTGAGAAGATCCGCATGCGCCTCATCCGTGACGGTGCTGGCAATGATCCGCTTGGTCGCGAGAACGGCACTCCGGTGTTCGGCCTCGTTTGCTCCAGTGAGACCTCCTTCGACCTCATCCGCAACCTTGCGGCTGATCGCGAGGATTATCGCTACAGCACCAAAGCCAACGATCTGCTTGCTCCCCTCGGTGTCGAGCGTACCTACAAGGGCTTTTATCATCTTATCGATGATTTCATGCCCCGGTATTCCTACAGCGGCGGAACCTATACGGAGATTCCTCCGTATGTTAAAGCCACTGCTGGTGGAGTTACCGAGTGGATCGTGAACCCGGCTTACGAACTGGCCCAATATGAAGTCTCCATTGTGTTCCACAAGGATGTCTATCATTCGGTCATTCCGGCCCCGATCACCAGCCCCGGCGGAAGCACGGCTTTCGATCCGGTTTCTTATCGTGGTGAGTTTAAATGGCTCAACATCCGTGATAAGGCAGAAAATCCAGACGGAACTATCGGATATTTCCGAGGCATCCTATCTGCTGGTTCCAAGCCGATCCGGCCTGAGTGGGGTTACGCGATCATGCACACCCGTTGCGGCAACAATTTGGTTGCATCGCAGCTGGTCACCTGCTCCTAATTAGTAATCATTGGTGGGGGAGGGGATAGCTTAACAGCAATTCCTCTCCCCCAACCCAATAAAATGGAGTTAGTAATTGCAATCGCTCCGACCCAAATGGGTGGAGGCAAAAAATCTCGCAAGAAATGCGGTTGTGGAGACAAAAATATGGACGAAAAAACTATTGAATTTATGGCACCGGAAGGTATGGAAATGCCCGAAGGTCTGAATCCCGGAGATACCTTTGAAGCTATGGCCACGGTCCAACTTGGGGAAGAGGGTAAACTTAACCTCACCGCCCTTGATGGCATGACTCTCGGCGGTATGGAAGAAGCCGAAGAAGAGGAAGGTGAAGAAGAGGGTGAAGAGATGACTGCCGAAGGTAATATGTCCGAAGGCGGTTTTCTCGATGCCGTGGAACGTAGGGCTACTTCGGAGAAAATGATGGCGTAACTAGCTTGTGGCCGACTACCCATACATTGTTGACAATGTAATCCATCCGGTTGGCGATGATTGGGACTCAACTGTTCGCATCAATGACGCGGACGGGAACCCCAAAAATCTCACCGGATGGGTTTTTTGGGTTACTATTACTAAAGATTTGTCTTGGGACGATGATGAAGCTTACGTCCACAAATCTTTTACCCCAATTTATCCGCTGTCCGGAGAAGTAACATTGGCAATAAGTGCCGATCAGCTTATGATTCCGGGACGTTACTATAGAGGCATTAAAGTTAAATCGGCTTCGGGTACCCGAACAACCCTTGTATCTGGAGTTTTTGATTTGGTGTCTGTACCGACTAAAGCTTTGTGAACAATAAAACTTACGAGTTTGATTACGACGAGACAGTTACTTCGGCAGGAACTGTCGCGGGTAGAATAGTATCTTACGACATAGTTTTTTCGGACTCTGTACCAACGGATAATGCGTCTTTAATTACTAGCGGAACTCTTTCTGATGCACGTCTATCCAGTAATGTCCCACTAAAGAACATGGCCAATATTTTTACTCAAAATCAAACGATTAACGGAGATGTGGAAGTAACCGATTCCACAAAAGGTATTATTCTTAAAAGTGGTAATAATACTCGCTGGCGTATTACGATCACCGATAGCGGAACATTGCAACGTGTTGCGCTTTCAATACTGGCAGCACTAGCAATAGTGTCTAGTTCGACGGCCCAAACAGTCACTGATGTAGTTGTTGGGACCAATGGAGTTCTTGTTGCACCGACAAATTTTTTCACAGCTAACCTCCCCAATTGGGCAACCTCTACAAATCCGGCATCAGCGGCATCTAGTCTTGGGCAAACATTGTCCGCCCCCGCTTATCTCAGAACATCCTCACGCGACACAGGTAGTAACAATACTGGCGGAATTGTTAGTGCCATAAGTTTCGACGGCATAAACTGGGAAGCGACTCGTAACCATACAATTTTCCCTGTTTTTTCGCGTGATGCATCACCACTTTGGTATTCAAACAAGTGGGTCTCAATTTATACAGACGCTTTTGGCTCCACAAATAAGACGTTTGGAATTGCGACCTCTACGGATCTTTTGAGTTGGCAGACAAATTTCTCGGTGACTCTTACCGGGACAAATACGGTCGGAACGGGAAACAACGTCTGGGCACCAGAATGGTTTGTTGATGGAACCAACGTCTATGCGCTTGTTCGTCTTTCAACGACCGCTGGAAACAACTATGGAGCACCGGGGGTTGGGTGGATGAGGGCACTGAATCCCGGTACGTGGACAAGTTGGTCGGATTGGACTCCGTTTGATTCAACTGTCCGTGTTGATGCAAACGATTTTTACATTGTCAAAAAGGGCAGCCTCTATTGGCTTTTCAGTCATGGAGGGACACATCTGAGTGGAAAACAACCGGCAGGATCAAATGTTGTCAATAACATCACTCTGCAATATTCAACAAACCCATTTGGAAATTACTCTCCCCTTGTTGAAATTACGGAACCGTTGCGAGCAATTATTCGTCCGGGCAATAGTTCGGCATTTTTTGAGGGACCCTCAGTTGTAAATGTTGAGGGTTCACGCTGGAGGCTCTTTTTCCAAGACGGCTTAGATAATACGGCTTGGGCTATTGACTCTTACGATGATTTTGCCACTTGGAATACAAACTCGCTTCGTCGTTTGCAATATTCGGGATTTGATGGATCGGGACATGGCACTGTGGTTGGCATCAACGCAACCAATCAACAGGGTATAAGACAGGCCGTTCTGGCCTTGGGAACTGGGCCAACTATTGGTGGAGCGTGGCTGACTAACACCAACGTCACTAACTTCCGAACCGCTATTGGACTGGGTTCAGCAGCTACAAACGATGCTTCGGCATTCCAGCCCTCCTCGACCAATCTGACCAGCTTGGCATCGAACAATGCCATCAACCTTACAAACTTCCCTGCTTTGCTCCTTCGCACCAACGGTAGTGCAGCGGGACTAACGAGCTTCCCGACCCTCAACCAGAATACCACAGGAACGGCAAGCAATGTCACAGGAGTGGTAGCTCTGACCAACGGCGGCACGGGAACAAATACCGCAGGAGGAGCCCGAACCAATCTTGAACTGGGGATTACCAACAGCGTTACGTTCAGCAATATCACGGCCAACGGAACCCTTGGTGTTAGCAACACCGCTGCATTCGCAACCAACGTCTCTGTCGCGGGGAACCTTACGGTAAAGTCGCTGGTTACCAGTGATCCAGTTAACATCATACTAGACGCAACCCAAACATCCGCCGACACCAACGGGGTTTTGACCCTGCCCGACAACGCTAACTTAATCCGGTTAACGAACAACAACGCGATCAGCGCGGTCACCAATGGGCGGCTTGGGTCATTCTACTACCTAGTGAATCAGGTCACCAATGGCACTTCTGTTACTCTTTCCAATGTCGGAGGCATCGTTATCGACGGCGCGGCCAACCTCACGCTGGCCCC